TTCGTCGGTGGAAGGGCAAGTGCGCTCTCTCATCGCTGAGTTCGAGAGGCCGACGAAGTACTACGACCGTAGACTCCACCGAATGGTGAGTGGCGGCAAGATCAAGCTGATTCACAAAGACGGTACGTTCCGGACGGGGCTTGTGTGGGCAGTGCTCAAGTGGTGGTTCAAGCACAACCGCCTTCCTGTGTGCGTGTACATCGAGAAGAAGCACGGCTCCACGGTTCCGGTCTTGAAGCTCGTGGCCGAGATAGTCACCGAGGCAGAAGTGAATCCGACGATCAATCGGCTTCTCCGACGGATGTGTGGGCTGTCTCGCTCGGCCGATAGGTCGCTCGACATTGACTATCGCCCCCACCAGGTGAAGGGGGTCGATGTGTTTGAGAAGATCCCGCGTGGAATCTGGCGGTGCGCCGTGAACGCGGGCAAGACCTACATGGCTGGGATGCTTTGTGAGCGCTTCCCAAACGAACGAATACTCATCACAGTGCCCTACAAGCGGAGCTTCCTTGCGGTTCAGGGCTATGATGCGATGCGGTACGACATGCGGCTGCGGGATGTGGGGCTGGTGAAGGGCTCCGAGCTTTCCGGCGAGCGGATCGTGTGGGCTGCCGTGTCCACGCTTCTCGCCCGGCTTCGACAAAACCGCAGACAAACTCTCAATTGGCTCAACACGTTCGGTGTACTGATCAAGGACGAGTGTCACGAGCACACGCCCGCGGAGCAGCGTCTCTACGACAACATGTGGGCGTGGGCGCGCCTCGGGATGTCTGGCGAGCCTTTCCGGAAGGATTCGGGCTACGATGCTGTGACAGTAGGGTGCTTCGGGCCTGTGATCTACCGAGTCACCAACTCATATCTGGTGAAACACGGTTACTCGGCCGAGCCGCACGTCTTCATGTACAGACGACAATATCGGAAGTTTGATCCGAAGAGCTACAGGCAGTTTCACGACCACATTGTCGCCTCGAAGGAGCGCAACGAAGAAGTGGTCAGAGTCGCCGTGCAGCTCTCGCGGGCGTACGGACATCGAGTAGTGATCTCGACTGGGAGCGTGAACCCGCACGCGAAGACTCTTGTGCGGATGCTGAAGAAGTATGGCACGGCGATGCTCTACTACGGCCCGCAGCAGCCGAAAGAGCGCAAGCAAGTGATGCGTCTCTTTGCTCAGCGGCGGATCGAGTTTCTCGTCGGGTCGAACGTCTTCGAGGTTGGTGTGTCTGAGGACGCCATCTCGGCCATCATCATCGCAGGTCCGATAGGAAAACAAACTACCCACGTACGAAGCCCGCAGATTCTCGGCCGGGGGATGCGATTCGGCAAGTCGTCCCGGCGTCACCTCGTGCTGGTTGACTTCGCGGACATGGTTCGCTTCGGCACGGGCCAGGCGAACAGGCGGCTCGTGATTTGGAAGTCTGACAAGGCCATCACAACCTACACGACCACATCGCTTTCTGGGCTTCTCACGTTACTTGACGAGGAACACCTCAAGTGGGGCGCTCCGATGCAGACTATCCGAACCAAGGGGAGGTAGAAAGGTGAGTCAGGACTATTCATGGGTCACAAACGAAATGTTCGACGCGAAACTGATGGAGCTACTCGAGCGCATGTCGCCCGGGGAGTTGATGTCAATATCTGGCATCTATGAGGCGCTCGTAGAAGAACTGAACAACCAAATCCTCGATGAGCTCAGGGACGAGCGAGAGGAGGAGGAGGGCGATGAGTGATGATGCTCAGGTTGAGCTACACCTTCAACTTCGGCTCTTCGCAGCCTTACTTATCTCAGACGTTCTCTCGAAACACAGGTCCATGGTGTCGGAGGATATCTTCGCGGCACCGACGGCTGTGCGGTGCACGCGAACCCTCCTCCGACTCTTCGACAAACTGGGGCGCGTACCGTCCAAGCGCACGTTCGTCACAGAGCTCGGGAGCGAACACAAGGCCAACGCAAAGCGCTGTGTGAAGTTCGCCAAGCGCGCCTTCAAGCTCCCGACAGACGAAGTGCAGAAGATCTACGGGGACGAACTGAAGGATCTCATCGAGCTCGCGCACGCTCAGAAGTGTATCGCCGAGGCGATGGACCTTGTGAACGCAGGAGACCGCGGTGCGGCGATGAAGGCGGTCTCTCGGGCGCAGACAACCTCGTCTGCGGTCGACGACGGTACATGGCTCGATGAGGATGCAGACGAGCGCTACAAGGACGACCCGATGGGTCGCGGGCGCCGCTGGCTAACAGGCTACGACGATTGGGACGCGTTGACGGACGGAGGCCCAGCTGTCGGCGAGCTCGAGGTGATTGTCGGTGGGCAGGGTGCTGGCAAGACCCGCATGATGAACAACCTCGCAGTGAACGCGATGAAGCAAGGCGCCTACGTGGTCTATCTCAGCTACGAGATGAAGAAGGCCTCCATCTTCGCCAGGACGGACATGATCACGACCGGGCTCCCGCTCTGGGAGCTCAAGACCGACAAAGGCAAGAGATCACTGGCGCGAGCTCGAAAGGCTATCGAGCGCGCGGGCGGCAACCTCTTCTGCGTGAAGTTCTACCCCTACTCGATGGATATCACCCAGGTCGGCGCCTATCTCCGCTCGCTGGACCCGAAGCCTGACGTCGTGTTCCTCGACTACTTCGAGCTGCTCAACATCACGGACATCTCCGGCTCTGGCAACTACTGGGTCGACCAAGCTCGGCTCTACGCTCAGTTCCACGGCATCATCGAAGAGATGGGATGCGTCGGTTGGGGTGCCACGCAGCCCGGTAAGGGCCAATGGGAGGGTATCGAGCAGTTCGGTCAGGTCGAGGGCTCCGGAGGCAAGTCGAACGCCCTGGACGGCTTCTGGTCGATTCATCTCGAGAAGAACAAGCTCGAGACCGAGGGCCAGTTTGGAATCTTCGGGATGAAGAATCGGTGGGGACCACCCCGCAGACTGCTCATGTTCGGCGTGGACATGGGGTGTACCAACATGATCGTCTCCCCCTGGGAGGGAGACGGATTCTCTCTCGATTTCGATCTGGAGGACGAAGACGATGAGTGACACAGTGACGTTCTACGATTGCATGGTCGTCGCATCTACAGAGCGTGCGCTTCTGGTCGAGATGCCCGACGGAGAAGAGGTCTGGTTTCCTCGCTCACAAATCGTGTATGGGGAGACAGACATCGAGCACAAGAACGACGTCGGTACACTTGAGGTGACTGAGTGGATCGCGAAGGCGAAGGGGCTGAGGTGATAAAGCAGTTGGAGGTCATTGCTCGGGAGTTCGACGAGTGGGCTGTCGAGGCTGATAGGGGCGGCTCTCTCGTGGAGTATTGGGACAGACGACAATGGGTGGCGCTTGCGCAGGCATTTCGTCTGTGCGCGTCGAGGCTGCGACGAAAGGAGGTAGACAGTGGCGACGAGACACTCGTGGACGGATGAGGACGAGCAGGTTCTGTTGGAGGCCGTGGAGTGCCTCGTGGATCTGCGTGAGACCTTCGGCAAGAAGGCGGACTGGTGGAGCGCGGTGGCCGGGTGGATGGCCTCGCGCGATATTGCTGTCAGTGGAGAGGCGTGCCGCAAGCGCCTTTCCTTGATACGGGAGCGTGATCCGGAGATGCACGAAGACGGATGGTCCGTGGCGACTGCATTGTGCTTCGAGCACGAGGCGGATGCCTGGGATCGCGTCGAGGAGCGGCTGGGTAGAATCGAGGCTATGCTCGGAGTAACGCTGCTCGAGCTTGGGATCGAGTGGCGCGAAACGGTTTCCGCAGAGTAGGCGTTCCCGTAGAAGAGAGAAGAGACCACGCCGAGGTGGTCCGGGACAGTTTTTAGGACGAAAAATGCTCAAACGATGGAGGGCAGGACGATGTAGTATGAGCCAATCCGGCTCCCGCTCGAGTCGGATGTATTGGGTGGGCCTCACTCCGATTGGAACCACCCAGCTTGCGAGGGAAGCAAAGGTGCGCCGTCTCAATCAACCTCCCTGGCGGTTTGTGGGTTCGATTCCCATCCCTCGCTTTGCGACCGGTAGCTTAGGTGCGGCGATACGCCGTGCGTGTGAATTGCTCGTCCCTTCCAGGACACACCCAACGTCCTGGGAGTTGCACGATCCTATCTTTGTTATTTTTCGCTGGGCGAAAAAGGGTCGCAAGCTTCGGTTGCTCCCTGCTTCGCAAAAGCCAAAATACGATCGTGCATGGCTCGCAAAGCTGAGTAAGTTCCGGTCGCATCCCCGAAAACAGGAGAAGGAATATGCCGGTTACGATGAAGAAGCAGCATGCCACGTTGGAGTGCGACAGCTGTGGTTGTACTCTTGAGCTTCACGTCGGTCGTGGAGCTGCGCCGGAGTTGCGTGCGTGCGAGAAAGCCCACGCAGATCACGGTTGGGGGTACATCATTGGGCTCTTCGCGATACTGATGGGACCAGGCTGCTATTGTCCAGTGTGTGCGAGACCGGGAGAGCATGAGTCGCGCGCGTGACATCGCAGTGGAGCTCTTCGGGCGGGCGCTCAACACCGACCCGCGCGAGATGCTCTTTCACTGCGGCGAGTGTGGGGCTCCGAAGCTCTACGTCAACGCGCAGTCTGGTGCTTTCTACTGCATGAGGTGCCAGTACAAGGGCTCAGTGTTCCGCCTCGCGCAAATCGGCTACATCCCGAGCGTCGGGCCTAAGCAAGAGCTCTCGTGGCTCCCGCCCACGCTCGAGCAGATTGAGGCTTCCCCATTGAGGCCCAACAGCGCCCCATTCAGATACCTCGTCCGACGCGGGTTCACTGCAGAGCAAATCCGAGAGTTCGGCGTCTGCGGCTCGAACTACGAAGGCTCCGTCTTCCTCACTGTGGTGGACGGCACCGGGCGGGACGTAGGCACTACAAAGAAGTACGTGCGTCTCCGTCGTTCAGCCATCTTCCCGCTATACGACGGTGGCTACAAGGGCTATCAGGCCCGCTACATGGACGCCACGGAGAAGTCCAAGCGCTGGATGTCTGCTCCCGGCACCCGCCGCAAGAGCCTCCTCTTCAACGCTGACAAGGCGCTCTCTCCGGCCAACGATTACATCTTCATCGCTGAGGGAATCCCCGCCGCGTGTGCGCTCGGTCCCCAGGCTGTCGCCACGTTCGGCAAGAGCTTCTCCGAGCCCCAGCTCGAGCGCCTCGTAGGAGCGCCACAGGAGCTCCTGTATGTCGCCTACGACGGTGATGCTACCCAGGAGGCCCGCAAGCTCGCGCTCGCGCTCCTGGAGGTCGGCAAGCGGGTACGCATCGTGCACTTCACTGGGGACGAAGACCCCGACTCCGTGCCTGACCTACGCCGGAGGGTCGAGCGTGCGACTGAGTACACCTACGACGAGCTCCTCTCCAGTGCCCCGCGCGAGAGCGGGAGCGTGTTCTCGAGCTGGCTCGCTCGCCGTCGGTAGCTCAGCGCCTCGCGGGTGCGTGGGTGCGCGGGTGCGGGTGGGCATGGCCGGCAAGGTCTCTCGCACGCTCCGAGACCGCGAGCAAGGCCTTGTCCCTTGTCATCCTCCGCATTCGTGTCAAGCGCCTTGTGGGCCTTGTGGGGCCTTGAAATCGGCGTGTGAACGCGCGTTTACAAGTGGGGTCGAAAAACCGTGACACCTTGTCATACATTCGATGCGTGAAAAGCCTCGCGAGGTACGCGCAAACCCGCACCATTGCTTGACTTGGTGCTTTTCATGCACCGAATGTGTGTAATCGGCACGGATCGTGGATCAACGATCGGGTCCCAAGTAACCGCTTGGGAGCGGGATACTACCCGCGACGGGGCTCGTGTTCCCCTCGGAGGGGGGCGACCGTGCGAGCACACGGTTAGAGCCGCACAACGTTGACATCTTAGGGTACATCTAGCGATTAGTAGAGCTAACCAATATCAAGGTGGCGTGGAGAGACAAGGCTTCGCGCGAGCCGCGACATGGAAGTTGAGCGGCGTGCTTCGGGCGCGCAAGGTTGGTAAGGCTTTAAGTCTCCCTCCCCGTATGGTGGTCGCAATGGGATGCTTGAGGGGCGCCTCTCGAAAGCCGCTAGCGCTCCCCTAGTGCTTCCCTCACGTTGTGCACCGTTTGACCGCATATTTGACAAACGTAGCTCCGAGTATCCTCCCCTTTGGTGGGTAGTAGGATCGGAGTGTATACGAGATATGGTTGGCTTGCTTCGCTCGCTCCACAAACCAAGGAGAAAGCATGGCGAAACGCAAGCGCAAGCGTCGAAGGCGCGCGAAGGCGCGCGAAGCGCGTTGGATAGTGCCCGAAGTATCGGGTGCTATTGTCAACGCGTGTGTATGGGCTGGGGTTGAGGAATCGTGTCGGGTGTACGGAGACGGCGCAGCCCGCTTTGATTCTATCAAAGCGGGCCGTACCATCTCACGATCCTACGCGCCGAATTGTCCCGGTAGGATCGGAGGATTCGGTCCCAGTCCGAAAGACTTTCGTTAACCTCCGTCACAAGCTCGACTTGTGGCGCGAGCAAAGGAGCCAACCAGAGGTCAAAGGCAGCTCACAAGGCGCGAGTTTTGTGGAGGCACTATGACCAGACCAACATTGAAACGAGAATTTCCCGACACCACGGAATTCCAGGGCGATGGCGTCTACATCGCGCATGTCCGATACAAGATCAGGAACGTGCGCGACCGGGCGTTCAAGCTCACAGACGAGGAACACCAATGGATGGTGGAAAGCATCCAGGATCTCGTCAAGGGGGCCGCGGTGGATGGGTTGCTTGAAGAGCAGCTTGAAACGACGGAAGACGAGCCGTATTACTCAGTCGGACCGTGTGGAGTGTGGACACTCGAGAGCGAAAAGAACCAGGAGGTGAGTCGCTCTCGAGCCACGTTTCTACGCAGAAAGCAGATGTGGCTCGCCGTCTATCACTACGTGGATTTCTACATCAGTGATTGCGCTCCGATGGATTCCGAGCATCACTACCGCAGTGAGCTTTGGGCGGCGATGCCTACCGCGCTTCGATGGGAAGTGTTGAGTCAGATTCGAATCCCCGCGGAGCTTGAAGCGCTAGTCCCGACCGAGCCCAGGTCGGGCTCGGTTATTTCACTATAATCCTAGCCTCGCGCCTTGTGACGTGTCTTTGACAACAGCGCATCCTCCGGACCCCTTAATCAACAGGACGGAGGAACAGCATGAGTACTTTCGCAGAGGACGCCAGTCACGCCGATTTCATCATTCTTCGAATGGGCGGGAAACAGCGTCGGGTCGATATCGTCGAGCCGAAGCCGGACATCGAACAGCTCGAAGCGTGGGCAAGGGAGTCGGGTTGCTACACTTCTTGCGGGTGTTGGGTAGAACCAGACGGCGTGTGTGAGCATGGAGTGCCCAGTTGGATGATGCTTCTCGGTTTCATCTAGCGGTCACCGCGTCAGTAAGGGGCGCGGAGGGTGCGTTGTTGTCAAGCGAAGCAAGCAGGTTGAACTCCTCCCGTGTGCGCTCTCGAGTGCAGTAGGGAGGTGAGTTATGAGCGTGAAAATGCCAGAAGGGCTTGAGTATTGGACAGCGGATGAAGTCGCAGAGTGCGTGGATTACGAAAGGTTCATGCCAGAAGGAAAGTCGTGGCGTGAGCTCTATTCCAAGCTTTGGAGGATTCTTGCAGAATCCAAGAACCCGACTCCGTTGGGAGGAGATGGCAGTAACGGCACCGTCGAGTACCCTTGTGGGCGACGGTCGCTCCAGAACGATGACAAGGCGCGTCATTGGTGGGACAAACTCGAAGAATTCGAACAGTCCGCCATCGCGCAAGGTTTCGAACAGGACATGAGATAACAGCATAGAGAGCGCACACGAAAGGAGTTCAACCAGCCACTTGCCATGTCGTGCTCACCCAACAGGAGGACGTCATGAGTCAAATGAAGCTCGACATCAGAAGGTTTGCGGACCCGGAGTTTTGTGAACGCGAGCCGCAGCTCGTAGCTAAAATCGTGGACGGATTGGCCCGTCGGGGCTTGCTCGTCCCCAGGGCGACGGTTCCTTTCGAGGATAGCCCATCGGATCCGCATCCGGGTCAGTATGTCCCGATTCATCGATGCTCTCCGAGTGGGAAGCAGTTGTTCGTGTGCCTCGTTTGTGGGTCCATGAACGTCGCTCCCATGACAGAGTGCGTCGGGAATCGTGATAACCGCGCGTTTCCCATGAACGACTACCCTAACAGGTAGTGGTTGGGTGCGCGCGACACGGCAAGTGTGTGAAGCAAGCGACCAGGTTAGTTCGCCAAGTTGTGCGTCCATCCGAGCACAGTTCGCGGGCACCGCGCAATCCATCAACCGCCCGGCTCAGTCCGGGCCTTACAATGGGGGTACGTGATGTCCAAGCTCTTCGAGCGCATGAAACAGCTCAATCCGGACGACGTTCAATTCCACGCAGATCGCTATGAGAGCCTCTACCTCTTTCAAGAGGCTATCTACTTCGCTCAGGAGGGCGACGAGGAATGCATGGAGCTCACGCTCCAGCAGGCTCTCGAAGCCACCGAAGAAGATAGAGGCGACCCAGGCACGATCCCGTGCTTGGGCGGTGAGCCTCAGAAAGTGTGGGAGATGTTCCTCTCAGGCGAGAACGGAGGATGGTGATGTCCCGGAGAAAGCATATGTGGCAGTGTGTTGCATGCGAAGCGGACCATGGCGATGAGCCAGACGTCCGCGCTCGCTACTACATCTATGATGTGGACGCCGAAGACCCAGAGGATGCCGATATCTCGACCGTCGAGGTCGTCGTCCGCAGGGAATACGGTGAGTGCGAGTGCGGTCACGGTTGGTGCATTCAGAAGTTGTGGTTCGAGGCCAAAGGACGCAACTTCTTCGTGCGGTGCGACTCTCAGGCCTTGGTCGAGAAAATGGTGGAGCAGTTGCCGGGTGCAGCTCGTGACACCGACTACGATCAGGAGAGACGTCGTGCCGCTCGAGGATTGCCTCCGCGGTAGGAGGCAGCGCAGGTGATGGCTTGCGCGGTGTCGACCCGCAGTGGGTGGGTCGTTCGTGAACCCGTAAGGGAGGTACACAGCATGGCGAAGAAGAAAGTGATCAAGCGCAAGGTTCTCGGTTCAGTGGTCCACGTGGTGCCCGACAAGAGCATCAAAGGCTACAGAGTCGTCCTTCCCGAGGAAGACAACGATGAACTCGGCATGTTGGTCCCCAGCAAGACGACGAAGGGCAAGATCGCAGCGCTCGACCAGGAGGGAGATGAGATTGGGCTCTACACCCAAGCTCAGATCTCCAAGGGCGAGCCGCTCGAGGCTCTTCTCGAGCATTGGCTGGAGTACGAAGACGAAGAGGACGACAGCTTCGAGTGGGACGACGATGACGAGGAGGAATCAGAAGACTTCGAGGAGGAGGAAGAAGACGAAGAGCAGGATGATGACGACGAGTCGGACTTCGAGGACGCAGAAGCGGAGGAGGAGGAAGAAGAAGACGAGCCAGATGACGAGGACGAAGAGTCCGAGGAAGAGGCAGAGGCTTCCGAACCCGAGAAATCCGTCAAGGAACTCGAGCAGGAGCTCGAGGACGAACGTGCGGAGCTCAGAGCTCTCGTGAAGACGGCCAAGGAGGCCAAGGCCCAGGCCGAGAAATTGGCCGAGAAGGCAGAAGGCAAGAGCAAGCGGACCAAGGTCTACAAGGAATGGTCGAAGGCAGAGCAAGAGGCGAAGCTCGCCAGGCTCAAGACCGACGATCAGCAGGCCAAGTGTCGGCGGCTCAAGGTCGCCCTCGACGAAGCTCTGGCCAAGGATGATGAGGGCCTCAAGCCCAAGAAGTCCAAGAGCGCAGAGAAGGACAAGACGTCCAAGGGCAAGAAGAAGAAGACCAGCGAGTTCTACACCGAGAAGGGAAACCTCAAGGCAGCCAAGACCAAGGAGGGGCGGATTTTTGAGCGGGAGCTCAAAAAGGCCCAGAAACAGCTCAAGACTCTCCGCGATGAGTATGAGCGTTCCACGGCAGCCTTCTCAGATCCGCTCGAGGTGCCGTGCACAGAGTGCGAGGGATACAAGCTTCTCCCGGATTCTCCGGACGAAGATGTACTCAGGATGCTCGATTGCACGAAGTGCAACATGGGGTGGATTCCCACCAAGGCAGGCAAGGATGTCCTCATGGGCGGGCAAGCCGCAGCGATTTTCCTCGCGCGGCATAGCGCGTCCAAGAACTATGGGCTCGTGCAGCTCAAGCCGCTCAGACAGGTTCCGGGCGGAAACGTCAACGTCGAGCAGCCCGTGGAGGTCGGGAATAGGGCTATCGCCGGGGAGATCGCGGAGCAGCCCGCGAAGGCCAAGAAGGGAGAGAAGAAGACCAGTAAGAAGACCAAGAAAGGAGGGAAGAAGAAGACCAGCAAGAAGGGCAAGAAGTAGCCCTTCGCTCGCGCCCGGACGGGCGCACAGCTTGGCGAGCTAACCGAAGGATGTGCTTCCACTTGGGGCCGCGAGCCCCAGTGGATGTGAGCATCGTTGTGGCCACCACAAAAAGGAGGCACAGACGATGACAAAGAAACACTTCGATCTAATCGCCAGAGTGATAGCGTCTCTCCCCCTCGAAACGATCGTTCGCGCTCACTTGGAACAGTGGGACGATCTATCCGACGAGGAGGGGATAGCGTTCGACATCAGGCATTGTATCGCGCAAGAGTTTGCGAATGCGCTCGCAAAGACGAACCTCAGATTCAATCCGGTTCGGTTCGTGGTGGCGTGCGTGGACAAAAACGAGGCAGTTGCGCGTGCGCGGAGGTATCTACTCTCCGATCGATACGAGACCACAGGATGGCTCAAGGGTGAGGCTTTTCGCCGTACGAAGCGCAGTGATCCTCCCGCGCGGGGGATGTTGCGCTAGACTAGAAATCGTGGTGGCCACAGTGATGTTCACATCAAGAGTGGAGGTAACTATGGCACGGGAATTCAGAATCGGCCCGATCGTGAAAAAAGACAGGACGCTCAAACTCGCCCGCGAGGCAGCACTTAGTCAGGCCGCCGTGGAGCTCTACAAGCTCGACTCCTCAGACAATCTATTGATCGTCCGAGGAATTGGGGACATCTTGGCGCTTGTGGTTCAGCCTTATCTCGGTGGGTGGACATACGTTTATCTCCGGAAAGGGAATCTCACGGCGCGAGCTTCAACGTTCGGTTCGACGACACAGCGTGAGGCCGCAATGAGGGGTGTTCAGCACACAGCGGACCTCTTTATGGGGCATCCGCATACTCCAGAGCGGGACGTGATTCGAGGACAAGAGTGGGTGCGCAGGGTTGGTTCGGCTTTGCATCTTGTAGAGTCGGACAGGGAATCAATCATCGAAGACATTCGACATCTCAGAACAGAGCGAGCGAAAATGTAAAACCGCTCGCGGTCCCAAGCGGAAGCACATCCGATGACATCCAGTGCGGTGCCTCTCACTGACGATTCAGTCGAGGGCGCGCCGCAAAGCACGAGCCTCCCCGTTACAGTACCAAGGGAGGTAACATGGAAGAGAAGATTACTCACAAGTCAGTAGTATTCAACCGGGAGATTCCGACTCAGCTCGGGCACTCTCTCCCGGTAGGACCCAAACCGGGAGGAATACCAGAGGGGCTTGCGGACAAGTTTCGATGGCTTCGCTCCAGAAAGAAACACGGTCGCGGATTCGAGATAGGGGAGCGCCCGTGGTTTGACGCGAGCATGCAGAGGCTCATCGATTCGCTTGACGAAGGAGGGACCTTCAGCGGTCTTGAGGAGTTCTTCAAGACGGCCACGATGGCACAGTGCGTGGAGACGGTGGTTGACGTGGTGGACCACGTTCTCGATGGTCCTCCCTCAACCCAGGAGGCGGCTTATCGGTCGGCTTTGTGGTTCCTACTAGATAGGGAGGCACAGTTGACGACGCTTCGCCGGCTCCGCATGCCAACAGGCAAGTAGAGTAAAACAGGCTCGTGCTTTGCGTCGTGCCCTCGATGCATAGGAGGCATCATGACGGAACAGAAAGAGACCATCCGATACGGGTGGACGAAAAGCAGGAGAGGTTCGTACGTGTCGCCGAATCGTAAATGGTTCGTGCGCAAGGGACTGTGGGTGTGGAATCTCTATAAGGTGCTTTGGCTCACACCAGGCTCCAACGATCCCGACGCCGCTCCCGCAGTTCAGAAAGGCCGCTTCAAGACGCTCAAGGAAGCGATCAGGGCCGCAGTATGAGTTGGAGTATGTCAGCTCGTGTTGCAGTCCTCAGCGACATAGTCGCGGAGCTCAATGAGCTTGAGGTGCAGTTCTTCGATGATGACGGTAAAGCGGTTTGGAAAGGCTCATTGATCCAGGCGCTCGACAACATCGCTAATGAGATCTATTGGGATGAACAGAGCGATTGGTCCGAGGCCACAAGCGCAGAGGTGTTCGTGATATAAAACGGTCTCCACGGGGACCACGTTCTCGTGAGAGGTACCGCACCGGATGTCATCAACAGTAGTTGTACGTACACCCACGGCGGCCACCACAGTGGAGGCAAACATGGGATGGATAGGATCAACAGACAGACTCGTGGACGTTCTAAGCGCTCGAGCAGATTTCGAGGAGATCGACGGAAAGCGTCGCTACTACGTGCGGCCAGTGCCGTGCTTCGGAATCGGCGGCGATGAGGTGGTGCTCTCAGACGATGCGGAAGTCCGCATTGACGGCATTTGGGTGCCGCTCGTCCCTCACATGAGTGGGGGCGTCAGAGTGCTCGTGATATGACGAAGAAACAGGCCGTTTTGCTCCGGCGTCCGGGAGAGGAGACAGTCCGAGTGAAAAAACACTCGCGATGGTGTCTCTTCAGTGACGGGACAATCGTCCCACCACACCCGTGCACGTGCGGAACCAAGCAGTTCTCATACTTCAATGTGTGGAGGGGTCGTGGCAGAACCAAGTAAGAAGAGCGAAGGAGTCGAACAGTTCCTCGACTTCGTGATTGGCAAGTCTCGCCGCGGGCAGATCCGAAAGGATTTGTGCACGTGGTGTGGCGGGCTGGCGACGGAGTTCAAGGACGAGATCTCCAGGCAGGAGTACCGCATCAGCGGGTGTTGCCAGAAGTGCCAAGACGCGATCTTCGCGGAAGAGCAGGAGTGGGTGTGCCCGCATTGCGGTACAGATTGTGCCGGGGAGTGCGAGGCGTCGACCTACTCACATTTTGACTATTAAGTAGAAACAGTGGCCGCCGTGGTTGTGCGTACAACACCAAACCTCGCTATGCTCTCAGTGGCGCGCTCCAACCAAGGATGCACACCATGAGTATCAGAGCAATTATCATCGATGCCAAGAACCAGAGGGTCGTGGAGACTTCATTTCCCGACAGCGACATCAGGCACATCTACGGAGCGGGCAAGTTTAGTTGCGTCGCATTGGCGCACATGTTCCCCAACAGGGATACCGTGTACGTCGACGACGAGGGGCTCTTGAAGCCAGTCCGCTACGGCTTCACGCTCGAAGGCGCCCACCAGGATTTCTTCGCCGGCAACGGCGTTCTCTTGGGCTCGGACCGTCAGGGTGAGACCGTGGACGCCAAGACTCCGATCGAAGACGTCATCAGGAGCGTCGGCTTTAGCCGAATCATCTAACCAGTAGCCGGAGCGCGTCACCGAGAGCATAGCGAACAACAGGGAGGAAACGATGAGTTTTGAACTATCGTTCTCACCAGAGTTCTTCTTCGCCGAGGGAGAGCCCTACGACCGCGACGAGTACACAGACGAGGAGAAGGAGCGACCCTACTCAGTGTGGATGGCCCTTTCGGTCATGCCAGACGACGAGTACCGGGAGCTCGTGGCAAGTTGCTTCCTGCAGTCGTTTCTCAAGCCCGGAGAATACGCGGGAGGGGAGATACAGGAGGACTTGCCCGATCTTCGAGACGTGTTCATGACAGCGATTCAGAACGTGAACACGTGCTCGAACCTCACCACTCCAGTGGAGGTGTGGATCGACGCGGAGGGGCACCACACCATCAGGGTGTGGGACGGGCCGCACGAGGTTTGCACTGTGTGTGGCGAGATGATTACGGTTACGGGCAAAACGACAGATGGACGGCTGATTGGTTCCTGTGGGGATGCTTTCTATAGGGACGTTGACGAGCTGCCGACGACGCTCTACCTCTTGACAGGGAGCACGAGCCTTTGGCCTTATGTGTCTCCTTGCGGCGCAGAGACCATCCAGGTAGGCGAGGCGATCGAATGCGACGATTGCACCGTCGCCGAAGCCGAGAGGGTGATCAGCGCATCCGCTAAGGTGTCGGGTGTTCAGACCACGAGGTTCAGGGTCGAGCCGCGCGGGTGGAAGCGGTGTCGAATCACCAGGCTCAAGGACATCGAGTGACCGTGTGTGCCTCCACGCGGGAAAAGCCCCCAGGGGACAGGGACGTTCCTTGGGGGCTTTTCATTTTTCAGATGCATGTGATCTTGACACGCACCGGAGGCATGTGGTAGCGATTCCAGGAGAGGAGGAAAATCATGCTTGACCAGCTAGTCTCAGAGCTCCTTCAGGAGCGTGAACAGGCCCAGCGAGAAACCGACCGCAGGGCCGCACTGGATGCGGTGCACCGGATCACCGGGCCGAAGAGCGAGCACTGGACGAGGCGCTATTGCACCTACGTGGAGCTGTGTCAGGCGCTCGACTGGTACGCTCGAGATGAGGGGAAGGCTGGGGGCACGAACACCATCCAGAACTGGACGACCCGACGCTCCGGGCCGAGCCCGCAGAACCTGTACCTCGTGACGCTCGTGGCCGATGGGGCGCTGCGGCTCGAGTTCGCTCCCGCGGAGGGTGGCGTGCGCCGGGAGGGGACAGTCTACGCCACGCCGGAGTTCGTAGAGGACGTCTGGAAGGCCTGCCTGGAGGAGTCGCCGAAACGGGCAGCCCGTATCTTCACGATTTGGCGAAAGCTGACGGGGGCCAAGCTCACCAAAACGAAGCAGTGGATCAAGCTCGAGCTCGATGGCCGCCTCGTGGCGAAGCTGGGTCGGGAGAGTGTCCGCAAACCGTGGAGCCTGTATCTCCCCGGCAAGCGCAAACCAAAAACGCAGATTCGGAAGACGGATCGGGCGCTCGCAGTCCTTGCGAAAGAGGGCTTCAGAGCCTATCAAAAAACGCGCAAATCAAGCAATAATGCGGTTGACAGCACTGATCCGAATGAAGTAGGATCAAAGGTATCGGGAGGATAAAAGAGATGAGCAGTCGCTTCGCCGATCTTGAAATCGACGGTGTCCAGTACCCTACGTCCGAGCAAGCTCGAGTCGAGCCCGCGAAGTCTGTCTTCGACGGCGTGTTCGATCCGCTCAGGCACAATGGGGTCATCATCGTGGAGTTCGGCGCGAGCACTGACGGTCAGCTTGTGTGTCTTTTCTATACCGTAGGTGGTCAGCGTCTAGTGAGCACATACGAGGGTCCAAAGGGGCAGTGGAACGAGCACCCCGAAGAGTTCGTCCCACTGGGAGTCGTCGACGAGTTCGGCGTGAAGGTGGACGCTGTGGTAGATACCACGGTGACAAGAATGCTCGCAGACGTGATTCTCAACCCGTGGAAGTGGCGGCCCAGAGTCGTGGTCCGCATCATTCAACTTCGTTGTACGCAGTGCAACGAACTCCTCGAGACTGACGAGGAGAAAAACCTTGGTGTACACCGGGCGTGTGGTCTTATCGCCCAGGGAGGTGAATGTGTACGCGAAACCGAGCCTCATGAGGAGGCTGATTAAGCTTGTAGAGCATAGCGCTCGTAGATTCAGTCGCGGATACAGCGACGGAAACCCATTCATGAGCTACGACGACCTCAGATCCGTCGGGCTCGAGACGATTGTTCGTGTCCTGAGCTACTATGGGGCTGACTTACCTCTAGAGGAGCTCGAGGATCTGGTCTTGCAAAGCCTCCGCAACAAGGTCATCTCCATCTACAGGTGGCTCTCAGTCCGTCCCGCGGACCGGGCGGATCTCTTCTCACAGTGCACGCGCGGCACCGACGGGGAGTGGGTTGAGATACAGCCTGCGTCTACCGACGTGTGGCTCGACGCGTTGGACTGGTCTTCAAGATCGTTTTCGCCCGAGCGTCTCACGGCAGAGGTAGAGCTCGTCGAGAAGCTCTACCAGGCGGCGTGGGAGTGTGGGCTCGAGCACGCGATGGTGATGACTGATATGCTCCGCGCCGAGAAACGCAATCTCTACGCGCTGAATCGAGAGACGGGAATCCCGCTCAGTCGTGCATACCAAATCATCGGCGACCTCGATGCTGAGTGGTCGTATATCAAGTGGCAGGAGAAAGCATATGAGTGAGTTCGTGACAAAGGCTCAGGTGAACATGGTTGCGGTGGATCGACTGCAGACCCACCCGAGAAATCCTCGGCGCGGCGACCTGCGGCGGACCAAAGAGTCCATCGCTGAGAATGGGTTCTGGGGCAGTCTCATCGTTCAAAAGGGAAAGAAGCCGACGGACCTGGGAACGGTCCTAATCGGCAACACCCGCTTCCGTGCAGCGGTCGAGCTCGGCTATTCGCGTCTGCCTGTGCAGTACGTGGACCTGCCGGAAGCGATGCAGCGTCGGTTGCTCTTGGCCGACAACAAGACCTCTGATCATGCGACCTATGACGGTGAGCTCCTCGCGGACATGTTGCGGGAGCTGGATGAGATCGCGGGCTCGGTCGAGGGCACAGGATTCGATCAGGACGAAGTGGATGCTCTCATCGAGCAGTACTTCTGCGAGGAGGACGAGGAGGAAGACGAATCTGAGGAGGACGAGGAGGAAGACGAGTCTGAGGAAGACGACGACGAGGGTGGGGAGCAAGACCCGGGGGACACAGAGCTCGAGGGGGCCGCACACACGAGCTCGGACGCAGGGCCGACCGTGGACGGCTCAATCAAGCGCCTCACTCTTTTTTTCTCTCCAGCGGAGCATGAGCGGGTCGAGGAGACGTTCGATACCATCATGAACGAGCAGGGCCTCGAAACCGACGCCGCTGCCCTCATCTTCCTGATTGAGTACTGGGAGGAGAACTGATGGGCCGCCGCAAAATGCTCGGAAAGAACGTCTGGGAAGAGGCCGTTGCTCGCATGGAGGCGGTCTACCGGGCTGGTCACCGCGTCGTGGTCTCCTTTAGTGGCGGCAAAGACTCCACGTGTGTCCTACACGTATGCCTGGAGGCGGCGAAGCGCACCGGAAGACTACCAGTTGAGGTGGTGCACCGGGACGAAGAGATTTGCCTCCCCGGCACCTTCGACTACTGTGAGCGCGTGGCGGCTCGGCCTGACGTAAACTTTCATTGGTACTACTCGTACATGGCACAGCCGAACATCTGGAATCGATCCAACCCGTGGTATTGGACCTTCGACCCAGAGATGGATCCGGACAAGTGGATGCGGAAGCCACCAGTTTTTGCACAGTTTGACTCGCACGCGTGCAACCAGCAGACGTTGTCCAGGCTCGACAACTTTCCTCCGGCTCCAGGAAAGCATCTTGTGCAGGTCATCGGTATTCGCATCGATGAGTCTCGGTACAGGATGATGTCCATTTACTCGTCGAAGGGCTTCCTCTCCAAGCCACACGATCGCATACGCACTGCGAAGCCGATCTATGATTGGCGCGACAAGGACGTGTGGCTGGCGATGGCTAAGTTCAAGTGGGACTACAACAAGGCCTATGACGTTCTGTACAAGCTCGGTTTCAAGGCCGCACGCATGCGGATCGGACCAGTAACAACAGTGCCACAGGGGGCGGACATGCTCGAGGCGGCCGCGAAGGCCTGGCCTCGGTGGTTCGATAGGCTATGTGTGCGCTGTCCGGGTACCAGGAATGCCGCGCGTTTTGGTAAGAAGCTCGTTCAGCCTCGTAGGAAGCTCAACGAGAGCTGGGAAGAGTGCTTTTGGCGTGAGTGTGTAGAGGAAGCTCCGGACTGGATTGCTCTTCGATCCGCGGGAGTGATTGAAGCGGCGCTAGCACAGCACGCACGTCATTCATCCGGAGAGCTACCGCAGGCTAAGAACTGCGGACTATGCACCATCCTTCCATCGTGGAAAGAAGCAGCTCACAAGATGTGGAGCGGAGATCCGTTGGTGCTCTTAGTAAAGGTTCAGGAGTCCGTGCTCCCCCCAATGGACCCAGAAGATTTTCGCCCAGGTGGGCTATTCCACGAGGAGTGATCGATGGCAAAGTCGACGACAACAGACACGTTCAAAACGCATGAGAAGAAGGTTCTCGCGAACCTGATGCGCAGGTCGAAGAAGGAGATCGCGAAGAAGGCAAAGCGTCTGAAGAAGCTCGAGATCACCTACGTCGACACAGATGAGCTCAACCCGAACAAGTACAACCCGAACCGCCAAACCGATCATGACTTTGAGCTTCTGCTCCGTTCTATCATGGAAGACGGGTTCACTCAGCCCGTCGTCGTACGGAAGGAGAAGAAGGGTAAGCTCAAGGGACAGCTCGTGATTGTCGATGGTGAGCACCGTTGGCGAGCTGGTCGGGCTCTCGATATGCCGCAGATTCCTGTGGTCATCACGGACATGACCGACGAACAGATGCGCATTGCCACTCTTCGGCACAACCGCGCTCGCGGCTCAGAGGACCACGAACTAATGGTTGGGGTGTTCGAAGACCTGCGTGAGCTCGGTGCTCTCGACCACGCCATGGACAGCCTCATGATCGACGAGGACGAGATGGATCGGCTCCTCGAAGACGCGACAGCCGCGGCGGCCCTCGCCGGCGACGAGTTCAATGAAGCGTGGTTGCCTCAGAAGGATATGGGGACGAGTGTGGGCGAGGCGCACCGAGCGCCCACAGCGATGACCGCTGAGGCTTCCGATCGTCTTCGTGAGCAAGAGAAGCGAATCAGAGAGGCCAAGAATAAAGAAGAGCGCGAGATGATCCGCAGGGAGACCAACTCCCTCAACATCCGTCTGTACTTCGATGGGGAGGACGCCGACGTGGTGCGGCAGGTCCTCGGAGAGGAGAAGGCGGCTGACCGCCTGTTGGAGCTGTGTCTCCCGCACTATGTGCCTCCACCTGCTCCGTCGGAGGAGAAACCAAAGAAGCGCAAGACCAGGAAGAAGAAGTAGGAGGACACTTCAGTGGCTAAAAAGAAAACAAAGAAGTCGGAAGAGCAGGAACTAAAATCCATTGTATGCCCGGTATGCGCTGGGTCAGGAGAGGTCGTCGAGAGCACAGATATGCCTCTCGAGCTTCCGTGTGAGCACTGCGAGGAGACTGGTCTGCTCGAGGACGGATCGACGTGCAAGAAGTGCAAAGGCGCAGGAGCTCTCCTTACCAGGGATGGGGAGCTGGTCATGGACGACTGCGAATACATCTCTGACTTTCTGAACCGGCACTACAAGATCTACTATCTGCCGAAGCTGAAGAAGAAGAAGAGGTCGCTCGCGCAGGACGTGAAGAAGAAGGCTGCTAAGGCAAAAAAGAGGGCGAAGGCCCGGGCAGAGGCAGACCGCAAAAAGCGGGAGAAGATGAAAGGGAGGGCTGCAAAAAAAGAGTGACGTCCTGGACTTCCGCCGCGCCGGGTAGTATCTTGGGTACGTCTGGTGCGTAGTGCACCGAAGGAGGACTACATGTCCGCAGTAAGGACATCCATCTCAAGACGGGCCTTGATGGTGTTTCGGGTAGGTCTCAGGACTTTCCACCGACGCATCCGCAAGGTGTCTTGTGTAGTCAGACGGCTGCAGACATCCCTTCTCCCGTCCACGCGACGGGCGACGGGATACTGTAACCGTCTAGCCTATGCGAGACCGTCTGACGATGGAGGTGACTGACCGAGCCTTGAGGCTCTAGGCCGGGAGTCCTACTGCAAGCTCCCGGTCGAACCAAACGCAGTTCGATTAGGGAGGTAGATCATGGGAAGGGGAAGAGATTTGCTGCGGCAGAGGGCGCAGTGGCAGGCGGCGCGAGCGGCGGCCGGGATGGCACCGGCTACTGGCCGGCGCGGGAGGATTGGCGTCGCTCGGGCAGAGTTGCGGCGACGTGAACGTCGCGTCGCGCAGCGAGCGAAAGCCCAGAACCTGGCGCGGCAGGGAGCAACCAACATGGCCGGGCTCGCCGGAGCGGGAGGTGCACGACTAGGCATCCCCATGAGGGGCGGCCCGCGATAAGCGGATCATCCGGGAAAACGAAAAAAGGCTGGGCCTTCGGGCTCGGCCTTTTTTCGTTTTCACTCTCCTGATATGTTACAGGGACACGCAAGCTCAGGAGGAATCATGGCTGCTCGCGGAGTAAGTATGTACACGCCAGAGAACATCGGGAAGGTCGCGCACGTGCTGAGGCGCTGTGGCGAGGCAAAGGCCGCGTGCGAGGCCGTCGGGATCAGCCCGCAGACCTACTACAACTGGCGCAAGCGTCACGAGGAGTTCCGGATTCTCACTGATGACGCCATCCATTACTTCAAGAACATCTCTATCAGGGACGAGGACGACATCATCCAAGAGGTGTTCCGGGCGCTGCTCGAGCGGCTCAGCGGGAAGACAACCGTCACCACGACGACCATCGACCAGACCATCGACCCGCAGACCATCGACCCGGAAACGGGCAAGCAGATGGTCACAGCCATCCGGCGCCGAGTGACCCAGCAGCAGGTGCTCCCCACCGAGACGCTGCTTATCCAGTTCATCCCGGCTCTTCTCCACGTGCTGAAGAACAAAGGTATCGACCCGGCTGTCGTGGCTCAGGCCTCCGGCATCACCGAGGTGGCCGACGACGCACAAGCTCGGGAGGCTCTGATTCAAGTCATGGACGCTCTCGAGAAAGAAGCGGAAATCTCGGGCCTGGCGTTCTTGATGAAGGAAACGCCATCCGACACCGAATAGTCGGACAGACAAGCGGAGGTAGATGTGTCATTAGCCGATCGCGGTCTCTATGCGGAGGCTTGTAGCTGCGGGCAGCCACTCGCGTACGCCGAGGAGCCGTACGCTGGGGACGTGAGGCACCCGTGCCTTCGGGTATGGTGCTCACGCTGTGGGAAGGACGTTGTGGTCCCCCTGGGAGGTGTTTCTCCGTCTATGGCGCGATTGCTCGGCACGCTATCGATGCGTAGACACAGGAGAGGAGATGGCCGCGTCAGAAGATTGGGAGAAGAACATCAGCGCTCGAGAACGCCTTTGGATGATTGAGCAGTCGCTCATGGCCAACTCGGTGAAAGAGCTCAAGGGACTCAAGTCCTTGTTGGCCGAACAGCAGGAGATCCCCTATGAGCACCCCGACGACCCCGCAAGGAGCGATAGCCAGAGCCTTTCAGAATAAATGGGCCAAGCGCGTGGCGATCGTCGCTGCGTGCCTGCTCATCTTGGGCTTCACGGGAAAGGTGCTCGCAGGCTGGTACGCCGAGATTCGGGCCGAGCTCCGGGAGACGCAGGAGCAGATCGAAGAGGTGGACGACGAAACTGGGGACGCCCAGGAAGCTGTTCAGGATGCTCGAGGAGCTGTCCAGGACTCCTCAGCCATTCTCGCGGCCCGGATAGAGGCGCTCGAGGCGGAGGTGGTCTTCCTGCGCGCGAGGCTCACGAAAAGTGCGGAGCCTGCGTTCCTGGAGAAGATGGATGTGAAAATGAAGAAGGTCGTGGCTGATCAAGCTCGCTCCAGGCCTCTTCCCACACCAAAATCTGATAAGGTGCAATGCACTGGAAAGGTACAGTTCAAAGAGTAAGGTTTTGAATACGGGCCTCGGGCGCGTACAGTGGAACCAAGGAGGGGGTGTATGCTGCAGGTCAGTTCAAAGCGTTGGGGGATCATAGAGGACATGCTCGTGATACTACTGATCGTGATGTTCGTTCTCGTGGGCGGGCATTTTCTCTACTCCTGCACGGCTCCGCCTCCGAGGGAGTGCACGACACACAACACCAGGTGCAACGCGAATGAGGCACAAGTGTGTGACCCAATGGGACAGTGGGTCGTTGTGACCGATTGTAACGAGCTGGACGGCACGTGGGTGTGCGTCGAGTACACAGAGGAGACTCCAGATACGGAGCCCTACACCTCTCACACGTGCGTGCCAGAGAAACAGGGGCAGGGACCATGAGCACCAAAGTATCCATCTGTGTATGTGGCGGCGCCGTCAAGTACGAGCTGCGGCCACCAATGCAGGCAGAGTACCTTTCTGAGACGGATTCGCTTCTGACCGTCCAGTGCTCAGCCTGCGGTCGAAAGAGCTCGATGCACATTCCAGCCATCTCCACCGCGTGCGAGGAGCGCTGGTACGCCGAGGCGCTGGCCGAGTCTCTTTCCGAGATGTGTCAGTGCGGGAGGGCCGCGTGAGCGAGCAGTTCGACCGCAAGCTCTACGAGAAGATGGTGCAGGTCTCCAACGATTTGTACCACAAGTGCAAGGCCAAGCCGACCTGGATCCGGTTCTCAACCCCGGAGGTCGCCGAGAAGTTTCTGCGGCTGTGTGGGCTCTCGGACGAAGAGATCCAGGCCGAGCTTGGCGTGCGCTTTGAGCCCGAAAACGATCCGGAGTAGGTCTGTGTTCTCGTCCACATGAAGCACGATCGGAGTCTTGCTTTTGTTTGACTGTTTCCTTGAGCTTGGGATGGAGTGGGGTCGCAAGAAGCAGGAAGACGCCTTCAAGGAAATACTTGCCGACGTGGAGCCCGAGAACAGGTGCGCGATCGTCGATCTCATGATGTCTGAGCCCGAAGGGGAAGCATAATATGGCAACCGGATTCCACGAACTGAAGCCCGCCGACCGCGGTGCTATCGTCGCAAGCCTCTACTCTCAGATGGCCGCCAAACACAAGACCAAGATTCTAGACAAGAGCTCTGCGAAGGAGATGCAAGCGGCCGGACGCTTTCTCCAGTTCATGGGCATCATGGACTCCGACAAGTTCATGACCAGGTTCGCCACGACCTACTTTCGTCGCATGGCACTCCCGTTCAAGCCTGGGGATTACTTCGCACGTGAGCTCGACTCCCAGATTCGATGCTGCGCTCACGAGTTCCAGCACATCGTCCAGTACGAGACGCTCGGGATGGAGTACACCTGGAAGTACCTCTCGAGCTCGACACACAGGGCTCGCTACGAGGCCGAGGCGCTCCGGTGCAACATGGAGCTCCACTGGTTCCTCCACGGGCAGCTCATGGAGCCCCGACTGCTGGCTCAGAGGCTCGAAGTCTACAAGTGCTCTCCAGCTGACATTGTCTTTGTGCGCCAGTACCTCTTATCCTCCACGCACATCATCCGCCGCGGAGGCGTTGTAAGTGAGTCCTCGAGACAGTGCATCGCAATCCTGCAAGGTATGGGGGTGGAAACAGTATGAGCTACGCACGGTTTCACGAACTCGAGCTCGCGGCCAAGGTAGCTTCCTGGGCTCCGATCCCCGAAGAAAACGATTGAGATCGTTTCTGCGTTCTCGGTAGTGTCCCCAAAAGCAAGTAAGGGAGGCACCGTGAACAAAGAGCAGCACGATAAGCTCTTGCGCGCCGCGCATGAGATCGTTGATGTGGTCGAGCAGCTGACCGCCGATGATGTGGGTCACTTGGCTGACTGTATTAGAGATCTCTCGGCAGCGCTCAACTATCTTGCGTCTGCAAAGCTCGTGGAGGAGGACCCTTTAGGGCCAGATCCGGATGCGCCCAACTACGAGAACCACTCGGACTGCAAACACGACGCGGGGGTGTATCCGGACGCTCTTGACTACCCACGTTGTAGAATCTGCAACGAGCGAGTTCGTGAGGATTTTCTCTGTGAGTGGTGCAGACAGCCGAGCCGCGAACGGAGGCGCACTGGTGGGATCCTGGTCTGTATGGACTGCAAGAACACCTTCATAGAGACAGGACACTTTCCGGAGCGCAAGAAAGACGGTAGGTGCCAGGAGGAGGAAGGTGGTGCGGCCAATTGACAGTCCGGAGCGCAGGAGGCGTCTCCTTGAGCTCGAGCCAGCCGACAAAGAGCTCGAGGCGCGAGCGGGGCGGGATAACGCTCGCGCCTGTGTGCGGACGTTTGACGTCGTCCGTTCGGGCGTGCACTGCGTGGAGCTGAAGGTGATCTCAAGCCACTCCGGCACCAAGATTGGTTTCCTGGCGCCCGGATGGAAGCTGCTACGCTCCGGGCAGTACGTGAGCACCATGACACCAACGAGCGCGCTACAGTGGCGCCGCCTCGTTGACGACCACCAGATCGAGAACCGGGAGTTGCACTTCGTGCGTGATCTGGACTTGACAATGTTTCCTCGGCTCTGGGAGAGACAGCGAGTGCTGGTTCAGGTGCCTCCGCCCGCAGAGCTTGTGAAGTTCCTCGTAACCAGGGTGGATGATATCGTACTGAGCAACGAGCAGCTCCGCTTCGATGAGCCTTCCCTGTCCCGGGTCGAGGAGTATCTACACCAACGAGCCCTGAAAATGGAGAAACAACGTGAGCGAAGAGAAAACAGAGAAGAGTAACGGCATCGGCGGTCGCAAGGTGATCGCGTTAGCCGAAGGAGACTACCGAAATGAGCACAATCCAAGCAGCCATCGACTACAACAAAGCTCGCTACGACAAAAACGAGACATTGGAGCTCCAGGGACTCGTGGGCGTCGAGCTCGACGGCTACTGGGGGCCGGACACCGTCGAAGCTGTTACCTGCTGGCAGAAGGCGAACGACCTAGACGCCGACGGCAAGATCGGCCCGGCCACCTACCAAGCGATGCGCTCAAGCCCCGGTCTGACCGAATCACCCTTCCCGCCGAAGCACGTCGTGCCTCCGCCAGAGGAGATGTGGGGCTACGACCACTGCCCCAACGTCTACAGGCAAAAGTGCCCTGCGTGGGAGGAGACCACGAGCACGGGCACTTTCGAGGCCGGGCTGTGCTTGCTCGTCTCGGGCTGGAAAGACGTGACCTTCTCCCGGAGCCCCGACTCCTGGATCTCGCTGGACGAGCTCTCCATCGGCATCGCCCACTGGTGGAGCGACACAGCACCAAAACTCCTGGCGACCATTGCGCAAGAGGCTCCCAAGCTCGCCAAGTGGGCCTGGGGCGAAGAGGCTGCAGGCCTGATGGTCAACGAGAACTGGATTCGCTCCAACATCCACATCCAACGCGGCAAGGAGCCCTACAAGGAGCGCTACGACTGGCTGCTCTCGGGTTGGTGGGAGATCGCGCAGCATCCAGATATCGTGAAGCTCTGTGTGCGCGAGTGGCTGGCCAGCTATTCGCCTCCTGGGCTCGAGATGATGGCGCAGTATGACTGGGTGTTCGCGACGAGCCTCGCCGGGCTCATTCGCCTGACCAACTCACGCGGCGCTGGCGGAATGCGCTCGATCATCAATGAGGCCATCGAGATCGTAGGAAACGACTACATGGAGACCAAGATCCTTGAAACCGCCTACTGTGATGAAAATCTATACGACCACCTTGAGCGCTGGGAGCTCATTCAAAGCATGGAGGAGTTTATCGGTCGAGCTCCTACCAGCGTCTCCGCAGACGCTCTCGCCTACACTCGCGACGTTATCCGAGTCGACGGAACAAAGCCTGAATGGGCACGGATCGAAATCGCGACGGTGGAGGTGGACGACGGCATGCCCATCACGCAGCCCTGCGGGGTTGTTTTTCGAAGGAGCGGGACCATGACAAAACTGGATAACGAAAACGTCGCTGTGCGGGGCAACAAGAGTCACACGGTGAAGGCGATACAGCGTCTCTTGTACAATGAATACGTGGGAGAAATCGATGGCATTTACGGGCCGAAGACAGTAGAGGCTCTCGCAGCCTTTTTCGACGGGGCTCCCGCGTTCGCGGAAGTACTTACCGAGAGAGCACTGGATCGGCTCGTGAAGCGGTCCGTTGATGAGCTCAGGCGCACGAGGCGGGACTTCTCGATGAGCGAGATGGTGGTCCCAGTCGAGATCACGGGCACCATCGTACCAAAGGCGGAGAGGTATACTCGGCAGACGCTCGATTGCGCGCTGGGGTTCTGGCGCAAGGGCATTCACGAACCTCCGGGCGAGAACTGTGGGGAGATCGACGGCTTCATCCGTGACGAGCTGGGGATGTACTGGCACTGGCTTGATCGGTACGCGCGCAACGGCCAGTCAGCTTGGTGCGGCGCGTTCGTGGCAGCATGCTTCGGGGGGCGCCTCAACAAGCGCATCCGGCAGCTCGCTCTCGCCTCGACAGCCCGCATTCAAGATTGGCTCGACGGCGAGGGGAAGAACTGGGGCCCGACGAAGGAGCACCCGAACCGGAAGCCGCACACAGATCGGCGGGTGTTCGATATCAACCAACTTCCGAACGATTCTGGACTTGAGTACGTGAGGAAACGCATTCGGCCTGGTGATGTGGTCGTGGTTGGCAACGGGAAGAAGCGAGACGGCAACCACATCACGCTGTGCCTCGGGACTCTCGGGCACACGTCTGGTATTCCGCAGGACGTATGGGATGCTATGCCCAACAAGCACACTCAGCGGTTTGAAAAAGGCGAGGGGATCCTGCTCATCGAGGGCAACGCCAAGGGCTTTGGTCCAGACGGCTCGAAAATGGAAGGGGTGATCGTGAAGGTGCGTCCCTTCAAGCAGTTCGCGAAGAAGCGCGAATACTACATTTGCCACGCTCTTCGCTTCAGTGATGAGGACTTCGAGGGATGACTCCAAGACCGAGGAAAACATCAAAAAGCTGAAGGGGGCAAGCACCGCTCTACTCAAGGAGGCTACAGTGCACTTCAACCAGCCCACTTGGATTGTTCCCATGCCAGATCCGAATGAGGAGCCTGAAGAATGATTCTTCTCTTCCGGCGCCTGATCTGTCTCGTCTTTGGCCACCAACTCGTCTTCGAGCGGGCGCTCAGTGGGCAGAGCTTGCTCGTCCGCTGTCACCGTTGCAACAGGCAGTACGCCTACAAGTCATCGGGCGACTTTGCGGGGGCACTGATCCCCTACGACGAGAAGACGCGGAGCTTCTTCGAGCAGCTATCGAAGACATTTCCTCGAGAGGACACATGAGCAAGCACAGGAAGGACGAGTGCGGAGATGTCATTCACTGCGAGCTCTGCGAGATGTATCCCGCCGAGCACTTTGGTGTCTGTATTTCTGAAGAAGGGGGTCGGTTTGTGGATATCTGCTCCCGATGTAAGAATCGACTGCGGCTGTATCCGTACATCCCACTCTACTTTACCCCAGACCCGGTGAAGCCATGAGGCAGACATTCACCCGTATCTACGAGCAGCGAGAATGGGCCGTCTCGCCCCACGACCCCATCAGCGGCTGCGGCTCTACCCTCACGGCCACGAAGCCCTACAGAGAGCTCCTGGAGGCTCTCATCGCGGAGCGCGGCATCAAGACGGTCCTGGATCTCGGCTGCGGAGATTGGACATTCTCCCGGCACGTCGACTGGGGCAACGTCGACTACCTCGGCGTGGACGTTGTCGAGCCTCTAATCAGAAAGCTCTCCGCCCGCTTCGCAAAGCGCAATATCGCTTTCGTCTGTGCCGACATCCGGGACTTCACCGTCCGCGCAGACCTCATCATCGTCAAGGACGTGCTTCAGCATTGGCCTCTGTGGGAGTGCCTCCGCATGCTCACCCTCTACTTCGAGGAGAGCTCTGCCATCCTGGTGACGAACACCGTCGAAGACTCCCGACACAGGGTGCTCAAGGAGAACACCGATTGCGAGCCGGGAGGCTTCCGCCCCATCGACATGCTGAAGGAGCCCTTCAAGTCCCCCGCCGTAGAGGAGTTGCTGAGGTGGAAGGTTTGGCTCGAGCACGGCTACAACGTGAAGCAAACTGTTCTACTCCGTAAAAGCGATTGAGCCAGCTCCCGCGTTCTCGTCTTCAAAGGTCATCTACCACGCCGAGCACCATCAGGTCTTTGCCTCGTTTTGAAGTCGGCGTTATTTCCAGGACGTAAAAAATGAAGCACCTACCCCATTGTCCTCACAACTCAGGAGCCCTGCCTGAGAACTTTCCGTGTCACTGCAAGCAGCTCTACAAGCTCGCGCTCGCTGCCGGGAGACTCAGGCAGCTCTGCGATGTCATGGGCGCCCCACGAAGCAACCAGGACAACATCGTGTCGCTGTACAACGATGCCAACAAGTTTCTGCGGGAGGATTGGTATCACATGGGGCTCATCCGAGACGCAGCTGAGGCTCTCGGGGAGGAGCTTTAACGCATTGACTGCGTGCAGCTTTTCCCCCGAGAATCTTAGGGACGTGAAATTCTCCCTTGGAATCAGATATGTGTAAAGCCTACTAGGAGGTAGCAATGGGCACAAAAGCACCACAGGCCCGTACGCAGTTCCTGAAGAAAAGCTGCACGGACCTCTCAGGCGATAGCATGAAGGTCCACGTGTTCAGAACCATGTCGGCCTACGGGCGCATTTGGACCGTCTACGACGACGCAGGAAACGTTCTCGTCTTCGGCAAGCATTACTGGTCTAGGAAGCGGACACTCGCGGAGGCGCGAAAGCAGCTTTCAGAGCCTATCGGCACGGTGGTTCGGTACAAGGGCTTCTACCACCCGTTCGAAGTGGCCATGATAGTCGAGGATATTCAGCGTGAGCACATGAACGAGTTGAGGGTGAGGGGCAAAACGAAGCTTTGTGCGATGCTGGATGACGCTAACTTCGTCAAGGGCGATCCGAGCGATCCCGCATGAACGCTGGACTTGGCTCGACGCTCGCGCGCGCGCGAGACACCAAGACTGTTATGGATCGGATACGTGTAAAGGAACTAGGAAATGGGGTTGTCGGCTGTGGCAGATGCAGACGGTGGTTTTCGAGTATCTACTAGCCTCACAGGTGCTTCCAGATCCCACAGCTACCGCATGGGCCTATGTGCGGCATCTGGAGGAGTTGTCGTTGTCTGAGTCTCGTCGACCTTGGGGCGTCTATCGCCTCTGGTGAATCGTTTGCACGAGGTGCTATGATCACAACCAGCTCGGTGCAAGACCACACGTGCTTACGGGGGCGCGTTTGCACCACAGGCCGGGGGAGCTCTCCCCTCCCCTGGCCACTTCTGAGGTGCACGATGGCGGATATGTCCGAGCGGTGCCCTCACTGCGGGTTGGATTACGATACCTTTCGCACGGGCTGCACCTACCGCGACGTCTGGTGGATGATGTGGAGCTCGAGCGATGATCCTGTAGACTGGCGGTACAAAAGGCGTCACAGTGTCCTTGGACGCTGGCGACAACTCAAGCTCGAAATGTGGGATCATCACATCGAGCACTGCCCGGAGAGGGACGATCATGACGACAAAACAAACCCGTTCTGAGGCCTGGCTCGAAAGTTCCACCGGTGAGCCGATCACGCTCGCCAGGCTCATCGAGTCGTACAGGGCCAAAGGCCACGACCGATCCACCGCTGAGCTCATGGCTCGAAACGATCTTGCGGCGCGCGGCGTTTACCTTACAGAGGCCGACGATGAGTTTGATATCCACGGCTGAGCAGCATGGGCGCTGACATTGGCCAGCATCTGGTAGAGGGGCTCGGGGGATGGGAACAGATCCCATCTCCTCCTCCGATCATCGAGCGCCTCAACCGATTCTCGCCAGTCCAACGCGGCATTCTCATCCGAGAGCTCCAAGAGCGCGTCAAGCAGAGAAAGACCAACGCGGCCAAGACCCCAACGCGCAACGCGCTCGACTCTGAGCACTTCTACATCCCGCCCGTCTCTCCGCGGCAGTTCTTTCTCGACAACGACTACATGGGGCACCGGGGGCGCAACCTACACCCGCTGCTGCTCGACCGTCTTTGTCGTATCCTGAACAATCCCTTCATCAAGCAGGTCATCCTGACGGGGGCTATTGGGTGGGGAAAGAACTACGCTGCGCACATGGGGATCTCCTACGAGCTCTATCACACGCTCTGTCGGAAGAACCCGCAAAGTATCTTCGACAACGCTCCAGACTCCCGCATCGTCTTCGCCACACTTTCCGTCGACGGCCGCAGTGCCCACGACGTCATGTGGAACTACGTCACCGATGCGCTGATGGCCTCACCTCTCTTCCAAAACCACGAGCTGTTCAGGCCCACGGGCAAGGACATGCTTTGGTGGCCGAAGCAGAACGTCGTCTGGATGGCGGGCAACTCCCGCGAGAGCTCCATCCTGGGCGAGAACGTCATCGGGGGCTGTCTCGACGAGCTCAACTTCATGGTCGGAGCTGCACAATCCCGCCACTCCAAACTCGCCGGAGAGTATGACCAGGCCAAGGTGCTTTTCGACGCCTTCGCGGGCCGCCAAGCATCCCGCTACGTCACTGAAGAGGACTTCGTACTCGCCCGGCTCTACATGATCTCCTCGAAGCAGTTCCCCGGCGACTTTCTCGAGCGCAGAATCGAAACCTCGAAGGGCAATCCCCGCGTCGCCGTCTTGGACTACCCCCAGTGGCTCCCCAAGATGTCCCGTCCAGACCACAAGTACGGGACCAAGCGCTTCTACATCTTCCTTGGCAACGCTGCGAACCCGTCTCGTATGCTTGGGGACGACGACCAAGTCGAAAAAGCAGACCTGAAGAAGCTCGCTGATCGCATGCCGGCCGGGTGTCGCATCCAGGCTGTTCCACACAAGCTCAAAGACCTCTACATCGACAACCTGCACAAAGCCATCAAGGACATCTCGGGCTGGTCCATCCTGGCCCGCAATCCGTTCATGGAGGAGACGTCGATCTACAGGGGCTGTGTGGGGCTCGAGGATTGCGGAGACATCCCCAGGGAGCACCCGTTCAAGCTCCCGGAGCCTCAAGGCATCTCTGCATCCCAGATTCTTCGCTCGAAGTTCCCGACCCAGCTCCTCAACTCGAAGGGCGAGCTGTTCGACCCGACCCGCTACGACCACCACAAGACTGCGGAGAACTTCGCCAAGTACCCCAAGGTCAACCCGCACAGGACCCGCTACGTCCACGGCGACCTTGCACGGACGAAGTGCGGGGCTGCTTTCGCCATCGGTCACTTCGGCGGCTACAAGCAGCGCATCGTAAAGGAAGAGAACGAAGAGGTTGAAGGGGGCTGGATCTTCTTCGTCGAAGAGCGCCCGATCACCATCATCGACGTGATGTGCAGGTTCTACGCTCCGCCCGGGGGCAAGCTCGAGCCCCGTCGTCTGAGGGATATCATCTGGGCGTGCTACGCCTTCGGCGAGTATCCTGGCTTCGAGCGGGTTTCCTTCGACCAGTTCCAATCGGCCGATTCCATCGACGCCTTCGAAGCAGTGGGCATCGAGGCCGAGCTTCTCTCCCTCGAGCGCACCACAGCACCGTACGAGTACCTTCGACAGTCAATGATCGACAGGCGCACGAGCTTCTACGCCTACGAGCCTTTCTTCATGGACTGCAGCTCGCTCGAGTACGACACCGAGCTCGACAAGATCAACTGCACTGCGACTCGTGCGGACGGCACACTCGGAACCAAGGACGTGGCAGACTGCGTGGCTGCGGTTCATGCGCACATCGCTCGCGATTTTCACGTGATCAGGAAGCCGGTGCCGTTTACCCTCGGGGAGATGGAGAAGCTGGACATCGCCAACTCGGCCGAACGCCAGCTCCTCAAGATCATGGGCGGTAGCGCTCCTGAGAACGTCAACACCGATCCCTTCGCAGACTTCAACTTCAATCTGTGATGTCCGAGCCAGAGCGATTTTACGTGACGAAGTGCAACGCGCGCTCCCCGCACGTGCATCGCCACTGTTTCCTTTGCGACGAAGACGTCAAACGGCTCGGCTTCATCGTCCTAGAGCTGTGCTGTCACGGCTGCGGTCAATCGGTCTGGCTCTTCTACGATTGGCCCGTGCCCGAGAAGTCGAATCAGGAAGAGCTCGCGCTCAAGCTCCTTGAGAACTTCGAGGGCAGACACAAGCACTGTTTCGTCAACGGACCGCCCGAGCTCATTGCCAGCCGGTGCCCACCAATCCGCACCTTCCAGAGCTACGTCGATTTGCGCGGGCTCACGCTGGACCGGAGACCGTGAGCGCTCTAAGCTAGGTCCCACCAGGAGGTAGGCACGTGGAAATACGAGAGAACGTCCTTCGCATCTGGGAAGCGCCCAGACTACAGGGCAGCTCGAGAACCGAAGATGAAACGGCTCCGCAAGTCAGTGAAGCGCATTCGCAAGGTCCAAGGTAAAAGCTGATGCCAACCAACGAAGAAATCCGCACAGCGCTCTCCGAGGAGATCCCTAAAGGCGAAGAGCTCTCCGAAGCGCTGGTGGACACCATCCGAAACCTCTTCTTCGGGGGCGACCCAACGCCGCTGACGAAGGGCGAGCACCGCCACGACACAGCTTCGGAGCGCTTCAAGGACATCCGAGACCAAGGTTTCGTCTCGAAGTACCAAGAGCTCGAGGAGGCGCTCACTCCCGGTCGCACCCGACGCGCACGGCTTCAGTCCTTCAAGGGCTGTCTCGAGCTTTCGGTCGTCAAGCGCTCCATCGAGATCTATGCTGACTACGTGGCGGGCGGTTCCGCCATCGAGCCAGTGCCTGGAGAAGGCGACAAGAAGACCTACTCGGTCCACTTCAGCGACAACGACGAACTGCTGAAGGAGGAGATCAAGGAGGTCGACGATAGGCTCAAGCTCCCGAGCTTCGCCTGGAACATCGTCTACGACATGTGTTGGGCCGGGGAAGACTGGATCGAGAAGGTCTTCATGCCCGAGGGTATGGTGCGGCTGCAGCGCCTCGAGAAGCGCAACATGTTCCGCAACCAGCTTCCCGACGGTCGGCTCGATCCGGAGAAACCATACAGCCAGCTCCCCGAGTATGGCAGCGTCGCACTCAGAGGTGTCGGAGAGGGCGGAGAGGTCACGTTCGACGCCTGGCAGATCCAACACTTCCGCATGGCATCCGAACTCCAGTCTGGCTACGGGGAATCCCTGCTCGTCTCGATGGTGCCCCAGTGCAACGAGATCAAGCTCATCGAGCAAGGCCTCACCATCGCCAGGCTCACAAAGGCGCACCGTCGGCTCCTATGGCGGCTCGAGTGCGGAAAGCTGATGGGGGACGACAAAGAGACCTTCATCAAGAAGCAGAAAGAGCTCCTCACCAAGCGCTCTTGGATCGACCCGAACAACGGGCAGACCCGGCAAGGGCGCAACCCGATACTGGAGGAGGAGGACATCTTCACGGACAAGAACAACGAGATCGCTCAGATCCCGGGGGACTCGTCCGTGGGGCAGATCCAGGATGTCGCTCACAAGTACCGCTACCTCCTCGCAGGCGTTCGCATCCCCGAGGCATGGCTCGGTCTCACAGGCCCGAACATTCGGAACGTGATCGACGAGCAAGTGCTCAGCTTCATGCGCGCGTGTCGCCGCATCCGAGGCTACTTCGAGACGGGCATGGCAGAGATCTACTTCTACGCCCTTGCCTCGTACGGCATCTCCATCGACTTCCTGCGAGAGCGCCGTCTCGTCTTCGAATGGCCGTCTCTGACGCACCACGATGACGAGGCCTATGTGCGGATGCAGATGCTCCGCGCAGACCTGGCCGCGAAGTACAAGGGCGTCATGTTCCTGCCCGACGAGGCCATCATGAAGGCAGCGCTCGGCTACGACGACGATAAGGTCAAAGAGACGCTGGAGATGATGCTCAAGCAGCGGGAGCGCACCCAGCAGATGCAGCAGCGTTTCGGGCCGCCTCCAGGACAACAGCCTCCCGGTCCACCACAACCTGATCAGGGCAACGGCAGGCCTCCCTACCCGCCCACGCCCCGGCTCGGTCGTGCTGGTACCCGTGAGGGTATGATTCTCTCCGACTACGCTTCGGAACTGGGCGAGGTGCTCTACGGGCTCGCCGACAACGACACTGAGCTGCGTGCGGATCTTGACGAGCTCAAGTTCTGCGTCGAGGAGATGCTCGGGCACATCTCTCGCAGCCACCAGATCCCAAACACGGTGCCCCACATCCCATCGGTTTAGGAGCCGACCATGCAGAAACATAAGATGTTGTACGAGTACAAGGCGGAAAAGGTGCCGTGGAACAAGCTCGAGTTCTATCTGATGGCGGCGGCGGAGGACGGATGGAGCGCTCACACAATAAGTTTGTCTCACACACGCACCCAAAGAGAGCCCACAGCGTATGTCATCCTCGAGAGAGACACCGGATGGGTACCAGCGACGTGGAGGCCGGGAGTCTCGCCCGTAAAGGCGACCCCACGCAGTACTTCCTAGCTCTTGTGACCTTGCGAGCGATTCAAGCGAAGCTCGCTGAAGTACCGGGAACCGGTCGTCTATCTGCAGACATAGAGAGGATTTGGAAACGTGGAGTGCATCAGAAAGAGCATTCTTGCCCGTAGCAAGCTCACCCGAATCGCCGAGTCGATGCAGATTATCAACGAAGCAAGACGCGGAAGGGGAGGGGGCATACCCTGCGGAGCATCGCACATCTCTCCGGCTAAGACGTGTCGAATAGGTCAGGGTCAGACACTGGCTTCGATGGGCTTCGTGAAGAAGGATCTGTTTCCAAAAGGTGTGCCCAAGAGCGCCGAGGGGAAGGAGAGGGCTCTTGCTGCCGCACAAAGTGAGAGGAGGGCGCTTGAGGGAAAGCTGAGTACCACGCCGATCACCAAGCAGGGAGCGTTGCGGTACGACATGGCCAAAGTAACCGCGCGCATCGAGCTCCTTCAGAAGGCCTCGAAGAAAGCCGAGCCGAAAAAGAAGCCCACCAAGAAGAAGCCTGCGAAGAAGAAAGAGGCGGCGAAGGAGCGGACAAAGAAGAAGGCTGAGGCGGCGAGGAAAAAAGAAGAGGCCAAGAAGAAGACTGAGGCCAAAAAGAAGGAAGCGGCGGAGAAGAAAAAGAGGGCTGCGGACGAGAAAAAGAAGAAGGCCGAGGCAGACAAGAAGAAGAAAGAAGAGGCCAAGAAGAAGGCCGAAGCAGAAAAGAGAAAGGCCGACGAAGCGAAGAAGAAGGAAGAGGCCAAAAAGAAGGCTGACGAGAAGAAAAAAGCGGAGGCCAAGAAGCGAGCTGAAGAGGCGAAGAAAAAGAGGGAAGCCGAGGAAAAGCGGAAGGCTGAAGAAGAGGCGAAGAAAAAGAGGGAAGTCGAGGAAGAAAAGAAGAAAGCTGAGGCCAAGAAAAAAGAGGGGGAGGGTGCCAAGAAAGAGGAGGCAGATCGATCTGAGAGGGTCGCACCTCGGGAGCCTTACGCGGGGATTTCAGATCCCAAGAACTTCCAAATCGGGGGCTCAAGGCGGGGGACGGAGGCAGAACGGCAAATGCAGGTCGAGCTTCAAGACCTCAAACCCGGAGACGTCAAATACATGGGGCGCGCTGGTATCAACCGGGCTTTCACGAACGAAAAGCACGATGAGATCATGCGCCAGGAAGAGGTGGCGAGCAAAGAAGCAGCCAAGGTACGGAAATGGGGGCGGGAGGCCACTCCGGAGGAGCGGGAGTTCAACAATGCTGCTGAGGTTATGAAGGCGAAGCAGCGCATGGCGCGGCAGATCGATACACCAGAGTCGCTGAAATACCAGCTGCAGGAAAAAGAGTACAAGGACACCCACCAGCGCATGTCCCAGGATCTGCAGCGTCGTCTTGGGAAAAATCCGACAGAAGCCGACTTCGCTCGGCTCCGAGAGGAAATCACGAAGGAAAAGAATCAGCTGCCGATCCCAGTCGCTGTTACCGGGAAACGCGACACCGTCATGGACGGGGTGGATCAGTTCCAACGTCTGGTTCACCGCGATTGTATGCCTGGGGGCAAGCAGCCCTACGGTAACGACGAGGGTCCGTTGATTATCAGTGGCGGGACAAGCGAATACGGGGGCGGCGCCTTTGCCTATACGGCAAACCACATCACTGTCTCGAACCGCAGGAATGTCGTAATCCATGAAATGGGGCACTGGCTCGAGCATAGCAACGGCCGCGTCTCCGATGCAGCGACGCACTTCGTGCTCGGCCGTGCTCAGCAGGGCAAAATCTATGACCCCGAGACGAAGCAGTATGAAACCTTCAAATACGGACAGAAGATAGCGCGCGTCGCTCTCAAGGCGGGTTGGGATATTGAAGAGCTAAACAGTTGGCAGCTGCGAGAGGCTACCACCCACAAGAACAGAGACCGCGGCATGCCAGACGGCTTTGCCCGTCCCTATGTCGGACGGTTCTACGAGGGAAATCGGTCTTCTGAAGTGATTTCTGTGGGGATGCAGTTCTTTGATACACCGCAAGGAATGAAGTCACTCTACGACTTCGACCCAGAGCACTTTGTCCTCATCTATGGGGTCACCACAGGTGAGTGGGGGTATAGACCATGATCGCGCGAGTTGTTGTCACCAACAAGCAGAACCAAAACACGACGGTCACATTCGAGTACGAGCGCTGGGACAAAGGAAAAGCCTCGGTGATGGGTCCCGAGGCAAAACTCGTGAAGCAGCTCATGCGACTTCCGGTAGATCTAATTCTCGAGGAGGAGGAGGGCGCTGGGTACTCGATCCCGGGTCCTTCTCCCGGGAACTGGGTGTGGCTCATGCGTACAATCGGAATTTGGTTGAAGCACCCCAGACACAAACAAGTGCGCGTTGTCAATCCCCCGCTGGTTCCCGAGGTCAGCGCTCTGGTGCGATCGGTCGAGGGGTAGGGTGGATGCACACCTTCAAATACTGGAGGCTCTTCGTGTCGGTTGGACTATCCAGGAAATCGAGCGCTACGAGATTGTCTACGAGTACGGCTGTATCATTGGCTTCGACCCCGAGTTTTTGCTAGAGGCCACTGGCTCCCGCACGCTGGCGCTCCCGCAAAGCTCCCGCACCGGACAGGTCAACAAGGACTCGTTCCGCATCGGGGTGCTCGCGTTGATTGCCAAGGTCAGGGCCGGCCGCATGAAGCCCACAGCGGCGCTCAAGCAGTTCGGCACGTACGTGCGGGCCGCGGCCGACGGAGCGTACCGAGCTGGTGTGCGCACACTCAAGGACCGCCCGCTCAACGCCAATGACAGGCTCCACATGCACGGCTTCCTCGACGTGCAACGCATGCACTTCCGCCGTTGGGTAGACCAGGCTGCAGGCGCACAGGAAATCACTCCTCGAGTGCACAGGATGAAGGACTTCACTCGAGCCGGTATGTACGCCAACGCGCTCGATCAGATGTACCTCGGCGGGGTTCTCTCCGGCATGGGAGACGACACCTGGATATCGTGGCACACTACTCCCGCCGAGCACTGTCAGGACTGTCTGTGGTTTGAAGCGGGCTCGCCCTACCGGAAGGTCGACCTTCCAGCTCTACCTCGAGACGGGTCAACTCGGTGTTTGATGAACTGTCGGTGTTTTCTCGTCGTGCACTCGGAGCGGGCAGGAACACTGCGGTCGATGTTCACTGCCCGTGGAATGCCGCTCCATAGACCTGGGAAACGATACGTTGTTCCTCCCGCCAGTATCGTGCTCCCGCGCAAGTGAGCCTTGCTTTACAGCTACGAAGACCAGTATCTTGAATCGGAACCACGGGGAGGTGATACATGGGACAGGACATCGAGACCACCGAATGCGCGGGGATGGGCAGCGCAGCTTTGAAGAAGAAAAAGAAGCGCAAGAAAAAGAAGCTCACAGCTCCCGAGAGCCTCTCCGCAATCGGACAAGCCGCCGATCGAATCTTCTCTGAGGGCGAGTACGACATCCGTGAGCGGCTCGCAGACTCGCTTGTCGATCTTGTAGTCAGAGCGATTCAACGCGAGAACAACAAGGTGTTGAAGCTAGGTCCTGCGGACGAGATGGATCGGGTGGTTGTCTCTCGTTGGCGGAACGGCCCTGAGATTGCCTTCGAGCTCAACACGTACATCGAGGACAATCCAGAGGAGATAGAAGAGGCCTTCGCCAAGCCCATCGCACTGATTCGAGCCAAGCTTCTTCGTCGCACAGCCGCAAAGAAGGAAAAGATCATGAAGCGGCAGAAGGAGATGGCCCAGAAGGCAATCGCCAACGCAAAGCAAACGCTCGCGAAGCTGGGAGGAAAGTAGATGTCAATCGAGGCCATTGCTCAGAGCATGGAACGAATTGAAGAGGCAGGCGGGAGGTGGAAAGCCGCGAGGCGAGCAGCAGGAAAAGAGCGACGCGCCGGAAAAAAACGCCAGAAGCAATGGCAATCTCGTCTCAATAAACAGGGCGGCATGTCCCCCGGAGAGCGAGCCAACGTCGTCAAGGATAAGCCCGGACAGTACAGATACGATCCGGCCGCTCGCAAGGCGCAGGAAAAAGCAGCAAAAAAAAAAAGCGCGCTCGGCAAAAGTGGAAGGCTGGAAGACGGAAAGCGATTGAGCGTGGAGGTGACAGAGCTACGTTCCGCCGCCGATCGAAGTAGGCCAGGAAACCGCCGCTAGGAGTAGGATCATGCCTAGAGTTCTAGATCTTGATGTCTTGTGCGAGTCCACCAACTCTCTCGAGGAGCTGGTGGAGATTCTCGAGAAGCACCAGGACGAAGACGGCTACGTCACCTTCACGGAGAGCTGCGGCGGCGACTTCACGGTCGAGTTCGCTGAGGACTTCGAAGAGCAGCTCCACGAAGGCCCCGACACCCCGCTGTGCTGTGAGGATGATTACCCGGACGACATCGACTGGGAAGAGTTCGAGGCCTACGAGTCGTGGACTGAGATGCTCTCCAAAAAGAAGAGCGGCTCGGGCGCTCTCACTGCGAAGGCCCGCAAAGCTCTCCCGGCCGCAACCTTCTGTGGCCCAGAGCGCTCCTTCCCGGTACCCGATTGCGATCACGTGCGTGCAGCTCTCGGACGGCTCGGCTCAACCACGAAGCACCGCGAGTCAGTGCCTCTGATTCGACAGTGCATTCTTGAGCGTGCGAAGCAGATGAAGTGCTTCAAGTCGATGAGGGAGAAGACGCGCTCCGAAGCCTGGGATGGTTTCGTTGAGCTCCTCGGAGAAGGCGTGCCCGCTGCCGAGCTTGAGGTTTTCTTCGAGCTTTGGTGTGAGGCTGTCGGACCTTGTGGAAAAACACCGCGCGGAGGAGGGCTTCAGGACGGAAAAGGTCCGCACGGGGCGGGACGGCGGCGCAGTATTCGCTGCCCGAAATGCGGTACGGTGTTTTCCGGGACGACGTGTCCTAACTGCGGTCACGTGGTCGAAGCGACGGAAAACACGTCTTCTGACAACATCGAGCCTTTTCATCAGAGAAAAGTTCAGCTGAAAAAGAAGCGCAAGAATCTTCCGCCTGGCGTGCTCGCGCGGATCACGTACAAGGAAGCTCAGGTCGCAGGGAAGAAGAACCGCAACCAACGCGTCTATGAGGCTGCCGACATGCCTCTCGCCGTGCGTGAGGCAGCGAGAGCCGCGAATCGTGGAGAGATATTTGCTCTCGGCGGACATCCCGCGAGAAAGACTCCGGCGTCCATCCCGAAGGAGCCGGCGATGTCAGACGTCTCCGGGCTCATCCGCGACGTGACGTACAACGAGAGCACAGGGCAGGTCGGTGTCGTACGCGACATCCTTAACACTATGCCCGAGGGGCAAAACGCAGCAGTCGTGCTCGCCGCAGGCGGAGCGCTGCCCACATCTTCGCGCACCCGGGGTAAGGTCCGCGCAGAGACCTACTACAAGAGTCAATTCGGCGAAGTCGGGATGCACCCAGACGAGCAGGCCCGGCGCGCAACCGAGCGGCTCCGTCTCCGCGCGAGCGGCGCAGTCGAAATCCCAGAAAACCTTCAACCGCCCAAGCCGTTTCTGGTAATCTCGAAGTTCCAGTTTCAGGGATGGGATGATGTCCCTGGACGGCAGAGTGTACAAGGCGCTATCTTTCATCCTAGAAAGGAAACCAGGTCCGAGGGGGTAGACAACACTCCCGTTCTTTCAGAGTCCTCGGACCAAATCCCCAACAGGGAGGACATCATGCCACTGACACTGAAAGAACTGCGCGAGCAGCACGCCGAGGCGCTCGCCGAACTCAAGCTCGAGGTGCTGACCGAGGCCGCCGTCGAAGCGAGTCTTATCGAGGAAGGGGAAGACCTGACCGAGAAGCTTGCTTCCATCGCGACACTGGTCGAGGAGCAGGCCGAGCAGATCGAGGCTCTCACCAACGAGAAGGCCGAGCTCGCCGCTCAGGTCGAAGAGCTCGGTGGGTCTATCGAAGCGCTCCAGGAGCAGTATCCGGAGGCTTTCGTGGAGGTCGATCCCGAGGTGATGGAACTGCGCGAGCAGGTTGAGCGTCTTCAGACGGTCAACCACTTCAACGAGATGCGCAACTCCATCATCGAGAAGCTGAAGGCGAGCAAGCACAGCAAGTTCGCTGATATCATGCTCCCTCTCGTGATCACCGAGAGCAACGTCCCTGTCGACGACGAAGTGATGGAGTCGCGGGTCAGTATCGTCGAAGGTTTCGTCGGTGCGATCACCAAGCGCGCTCGCGATATCAACCTGAATCCCGAGAAGGCCGCGGGCAACGGGCGCGTCGCTGACCCGGTGCGGGCTGAGGAAGAGCAGCGCATCGATCTCGCCGAGAAGGTCGGCGACACTGAAGCTGAGGATCTCTACTTCAGCTGAGAGCGGACTCAGACCTGCCCCCGAATAGGGGGCTTGTCCTACCAGGAGAAAAAGACCCAAAAGGGAGGTTCAAAATGCCAGCAGACAACCTGCTCATGGACATCGAAGGTCTGAAGCCATTCTTCGAAGGAGACAGCTTCAACGCCTTCCAGCAGCAGAGCACAGACGTCAAGACCCGCGAAAAGATCGGGCGCAGCGTGCTATCGAACATGACAGTCGATCGTGGGTCCGAGTTCGACGAGCGGATGCGGGAGATCCAGTACCAGCCTGCGTATCTCTACGAGAACGAGCGCCGTCGTCAGTTCTGGGCTCCACTCTTCACCTCGGAGGCCTACAAAGGCCGAAAGAACGCTCTGCTGCGTCGCGGCGCCGAGATCGTTCTGGACAACGTGTGGACCGAGATTCGTCGGCAGTACGCTGACATCGCTCCGCATATCGTGAACCAGCATCCGATCGAGTTCCTGATGGAGAACACTTCCACCAGCAACATCGCTTCGTTTGTCACCGTCGCCCTGGCGCAGGCCCGTCGGCTCATCCCCGCGATGCTGTTCCGCAGCCTGTTCCAGGTCATTCCGGTCACGCAGCCCGACGTCAAGGTGCCCTTCTACAAGCGCAAGTACGACACCACTGTCGTCGGCGGAGCCACCGCGGACACCGAGATTCATCCGTACGCAGGCTCCAACTTCGATCCGTACTTCGCGGGCGCTCGCGTCTACGGTGAGCAGGTAGGCGAAGGTGATGCGATCGAGACCGACTTCGATCTGGATCGGCACCCGACCTACGACCACGTGGTGTACGTCGACGGTGTGGAGCAGACGCTCACCACCGACTACACCATCGGGGATGGGACAGGCGCAGGCGGCGTGGACCAGATCCTGCTCGTCGTAGCCCCCGCCGACGGTGCAGTCATCGAGTGCACCTACGATGTGCGCCAGGAGAGCGACGCGGCCAACAAGGTCACGTACACCATGGAGCTCCTGGACGTGACTGGCGAGGAGATGACCCTCGCGCACATCTGGAGCCTGAAGTCGGAGCAGGACGCGGCAGCCTACTACAGGCTGAACATGATGGCCGAGAACCCGGCTATGCTGTCCGAAGAGCTCTACCAGGCGTTCGACGCCGCAGTGCTCACTCAGGTCCTCAACCAGGCCGGTGGCACCCAGGCGATCTTCGACGCCTCCGGCTACCTCCCCGGCGACACCACGTCCCAGGCGCGTCACTTCTACGACAAGAAGATCTACCACAAGATGATCGAAGCCTCGCAGAGCCTCTTTGCGACGCATCGACAGTGGCCGACCTACTTCGTCGGTGGCGTGGGCATCACCACACGTCTGATGAAGCTCGAGGAGTTCACCGCGGCGCCGCAGGCGCAGGCTGGACTCGAGAGCAACACTCGGGCGCAGATCCAGCAGCGCGTTCTGCTCGGCACCATCGGCGACCGGTGGACCGTCTACCAGAGCCCGCGGCTTGCGGACACCCAGGGCTTCTTCGGGTGGCCGGCGATCAATCCGTTCCGCAGCAACTACGTGATCACCATCTTCATGCCGTTCTTCATCACCCCGAGAGTCTGGAACCAGACCCTCAACCTGGAGAGCGGACAGGCGGCGCAGGCGCGAGTTGGCCGTCGCATGATTGATGATACCCAGTTCGCCACGATGGCGGTGACCACGTAGCAGTCTGAGGCGGCTCGGGACCGCTGCCTCTCAGTTTTTCCAACACGGGACCGAAGGAAAAAACCATGGCGAAGAAGACCAGCACAAAGAAGGCTTCGTCAAAGAAGACGAAGAAAACGACCAAGAAGACCAAGGCAGAAGACACCGAACTCGAGGCCGCTCTCGAGGACAGGGCCAGCACGGCGAAGAAAGCCGAGACCAAAGAGGAGGCTGCTGCCTCTGCTGAGGCCGAGGCCGACGAAGAAGCTTCCGCCGCGGTCCAGAAAGAGATCGCAAAGCTCAAGAAGCAGCTCGCGGTCGAAAAGGCCAAGCGCAAGGCCGCCGAGGATGTGGCTGCGTCGAAAGAGCTCGCACGTCGCGCTCTCGCTCGAGCTACAGAGGAAGAGGTTGCCGCTCAGTGGCCGATCGTGAAAAAGCTCTCTGGTCGGAAGCCATACAAGGTCGAGCGCGACGAGTGCCTGATCAACATCAACAACCGGGCGAAGAGTGTCCTGCTCGAGGGTGCGGATCAGATGACCTACGAGATTCCTCGCGGCGCCATCTGTTCGAAGAAGCTCTTTCCCAACTGGGGTCGGCTGCGCCCTCGCGTACTGATCGCCTTCCGGGGAGACCCGAGGGGCAAGACGATCATCATCCCAGGGCACTCCTCGATCTAATCCGCTATGTCGTTCCTTTCGGATCTCCTGAAATACGCCCGTGTCATCGTGGGCCGCGTCTGCGACCTTGCGATAACGGACGATGAGATCCGAAGCCTTGTGCTGGACGATGTGGTGGAGCACTTTTCGCGTCTGAATCCGCAGCTGGGAGAGCATACGCTCCAACTCGTGGCGGGACAGACGCTCTATGACTTCCCGGACACCGGGATCATGCACGTCACGGACTGGAGTCCCGTAGACGGGCAGACCATACACACAGGCTCCAACCTACTCGGTGCTGACTACTCCATCGCCGAGCTTGGCTACTACGAAGGCCTGCACGGCGGGCAAGTCGCGGCCGAAGTTGCACAGAAGCGCCTCGAGCGCTACCGCATTGATTCGGTCATGATCACAGGCGACAAGGTGCAGGTGCTTCCGACGCCAGAAACCGGGCGCACGCTCTACCTAAAGACGCACGACATGTGGACGCTCGATACGGCTGCTCAGTTCGACGCCGTCCCGCGGAAGTACCGTCAGGCACTGCGCCACTTGTTTGCGGCGTACCTCTCCCGTGCCATTGTCGAAGAACTGGGTCGACACCCGAGCGTCTCCATCGGAGGCTCGTCAGTTGCGATCCAGGTGGACACGTTGAAGACCATGTTCACCCGTGAGGTCGAACTGGCTGAGTCGAAGAGCGGGCGCGGTCAATCCATCCACATAGGATAGAGCCATGCCAGCGCCCTACATCACGCACCGAATGCGCGCCATCCACAACCAGATGAAAGCGTGCGCCTTCAAGAAGCTCATCAACAGCGAGTGTGCTGCGGATGGTGAAGTAGGCTATGACGTGCGGCTTCGTAAGTACCTGGGGAACGCTGAGGTCATCCGAGCGATGGGGGACGCGAAGCCCAACCACGACACTGCGACCCCGCTCGACGCACTCGTTGTCACGGATCCCACCCCAGAAGAAAAGAGAGCGTGGGGCGTAGACGAGCGCTCGACGCGCGTTATCTGGGTGCTCACGTCCGACTTTGATAGCAACTCGATCACCAACCGAGATCTGATCACCGTCGACTCCGTCCCGCACACCATCCTTGGACACACCAGAGCGCTTGGGATGGGCCACGAGACGTTCACAACCAGGCTCGACTTGACCCGACGGACGCAAGTACCCGAATGATCTTAGCGACGGAAATCAAGCTGTTTGAGCTCCTCGACACCCTACCGGTCTACCAGGAGTCGTTCTCGCTGGACACTTACAACGGCTACACCCCAGACAGCTCCATGACCGTCGTGCGCTACGGAGCGAGTGAGTACCTGCAGCTCCTCGATGCGCCTCAAATCACGCGCCCCTTTTGCGCCGTCCAGCGCATGAACCGACCGGAGATCTCTACGACGCGCCCGCTCGCGACCGGAGCTCGCATCTGGGATCACCTCGACGTGCCAACAAACGAGAATGCGATTCAGGCTCCCTATCCCCGGCCCGTCGACCTCGAGTGGCAGCTCGACATACGGAGCCCACACGACACATGGCTCACGCAGATCGAAGTAGAAATCGACCGATACTTCGGTCCGGTGTACGACACTGTGATCGACGCGGCGCCTCTCGGAAGCACTATCGGAGCCATATCTTTTCCTGTACGCTTTGTGTTTCAAGGGGCGGGTCGGATGTCAGACAGACAGGACGAGGTGAAGTCCCGCTATTTCCGGACCGTGTACCGGGTGCAGGGTCAGACCCGTCTCATGCCGGCGAGCTCGCAGCAGTACGAAGGAAAGACTTGCAAGCTCATCCGCACGCAGATTGAGAACCTGGACGGTGACGTGCTCGACGTCGTAGACCTGACAGAAGAGTAGGAGTCAGTCGTGGCCGAAATAGCAGAAATCGTTGAGCCGCTCGAAAGCCAGCAGGCCTGTCAGCGCCACACCGGCATCTCAAAGACCGACGGCCTTGTGATCGACTGGCCGGATACGAACAAGACGCACATCCGCGTGCGGCCGACAGAAGAGTGCCATGTGCGCATCGGCGGCGCTGCACTGGATCCGTCTGAGGTTCGGTGCTTCACCGATGTGGTTCTGACTCACGGCGCGATAGCCGGCGATGACGGGCTCTTCGCAGTCGGGAACTACCTGCGCGGGCTCACCTCGAGCGCTGTCGGCCTCATCCTGGAGGCGATCGATGCGACGCACACGCGCATCGTGGTCACTTCAGGCGGGCCGTTCCAAGTGGAGACCGTCAACGAGACCACCACAGGTCTTGCGGGTGGGGATACGGGCGATGCCGCGGCCGTTTCGGCTGTCGGTGACAACGGCGACGAGAATGACGCTGTGCTCATCGCAGACGAGCTCGTTTACATCCGCAACCCGTCTCCCAGTACCTACCCAAAGATTGCTTTCCGAGCGTCGAGCGCAGATGTCGATATGGACATCATCCCGAAACGACCGTAGGAGGATCACATGTTCTGGAGGCCAAACATTCTCTACTACATCGCAATTGTCACGCTGTTCCTCGCGATCGTGTTGCTCGCCGGGTGTGGTCCGCAGGGTAACGCCAACCTCGATCCGGAGCTCTTCGTGAAGTTCCAGGACGTGGAGCTCAACACCCGATTCGCCGACGAGACGACTGGCTACCAAGTCGACATCGAGGCGACATCACAGCTTCAGCTCTTTGGCATCCCGACGGAGATCACGACACGCTACACTGCGCTCGACCTCGAGAAGGAAGAGCCCGTTCATTGCCTGTTGCTCATCATCTCCATCGAGGCGGTTGGCCAGTTCGATTATCTCGCCATCGGAGATCCTTCGATCTGCCCGTCAGCTCCCGAGCCCGACACGTAAGCAGATCGTTTGATCTGTCCGAGCTCGAGCTCGGAGCACACCAACTGATCCAGAAGACCTCGAGGTTCACCAGATCAATCGATCCGAGGCGTCTATGTTCAGCCCAGAACAGATCGCAGTGTCCGCGGCAATCCTCAACGTCTTCGGCGGGCAGTTGCCTGGGAAGAAGACCGTGTCTCTTCCCAAGCGCGGCTCAGACGATGTGCTCGTGTTGTCCAAGACCAAACTGGGGATCGTGGGCGTACGAGCGATCTGGGATGCCGAAAACGAGACGTGGAGTTACAGGGGGGTTTTCAGGAAGAAGACTCACGGCAAGTACAAGTACAGTGACGCCGTGGGGGACATCCAAGAGGCCCTTGTGGCGGGCGTGCACCGCTGTCTCGATCCCCTCGAGAACTGCAGAAACAAGCTCCGCAACATCATCAATGGCTGATGGCAAAGTCGGAATACCAAGCACTGTCATTCCAACGTGGGCGCGCGTCCATCTCGGACAGTATTCCGGCCGCAGGCACCAAAACCATCCAGGTCTCGCTCGACCGTAGCGACTACAACATCGGGATGCTGTTTCTCGGCCTCCCGAACACAGTGTCTCTGACTAGCCGTCGACGAGTGACCGCAGGAATCCTGTTCACGGACGACGCGGACGACGCGGTGAGTCAGGCAACCAAACTCGCCTGGACCACGATCCCATCCTACCCCAGTGGCCTTCCGTACACCGTCACCGTGTGGCGGCACAGTTGGTATTCCTACTCGGACGACGCGTTTCTTTCTGAGCGGTACTTCGGGGGCGGCGGGGGCGGCACGGCCACGCCAGTTAGGATCGACTCGTGCCGCATCAACGGCTCCAACCTGGAGATCACCTTTTCAAACAGCCACGCGACCGTCGCAGCCAACCTGATCTTCGAGGCCGAATGGCGCGTCTGGAGGAGCTGACATGGCCTTCTCCCGGCTCCTACCGTTCGGATTCAGACGCGGCCGCGCGAGCGTTTCCAACGAAGTGTGTTCGGGAGCTGGTGGAACGTACACGGTAGAGATTCAGCTCGACCGAGACGACTACGACGTCGCACTTGTCTTTTTGGGGATCCCCAACGCTGCCCCGAACCATCGGCGGATTGGAGCAGCTATCCTGGCAACCCGGAGCGACGCCGATTCCGTGGCGCAGTCTGTCGACGACAAGTACACGACGATCCCGGGGTACCCCAGCGGTATCGCCTACACCTGCTACGACTTCTGGACGCAGTGGTGGTCGTACTCCGACGATGGGAAGCTGTCGTCGTTCAACTTTGGGGCCGGCTCCGGAACGGGGAACTACTGGACCTTCATCAACCGTGCGTGGATCGATGGGGACACCCTGAAGGTTGAGATGAAGAACACGCACCCGAGTGCTGGCATCACCGCTCGGGTCGATCTGGAGGTGGAGTACCGTGTCTGGCGAACGCCCTAGAGTCTTGATGCTGCTGTTTGAGAGTCCCTTCGAACCACAGGGAGGTCTTGGAGTACACGTGTTGTCCATCGCCAGCCGTCTGTGCGAGCACGTCGACCTCACGCTGATGGGCATCGGCAAGGACCAGTACCAGCGACTGTTGATCGTCGAAGATGGGGTGCCGCGGGAGGTATCAGAGCCGGAGTGGCGGGCCGGAGCTCCTACCGGTTCTTATCGGCTGCTTCACATCCGAAACCTCAACGAGCACAACATGGACCTGGTCAAGGGCATGGCTCACGAGGTGGTGAAGTTCGAAAACTTCGTCTGCAATTGGGCTCACTTCTTCGCGCACGAGCACTTCGATCTGGTTCACATGCACGAGACCCATCTCTTGCCCGTCGCCAAGGTGGCCTGTCTCGCGCACCGAGCCCATCTCGTTGTGACGTCACATCTCAGTCACACGTCGGTGCACCCGGATAGCCTTCCGAACTATGAGTGGGGCTGCGAGACGGAACTTCACGCGTACCACACAGCCAACAGGGTGATTGCTGTAAGCCCTTCCTATCGGAAGATGCTCGAAGAGACATTTCTGGTTCCCCCCGAAAAGATTCGCGTCATCCCAAACGGGGTGGACTGGGAGGCTTTCGCGGCCGTCAAGCCCGAACGGCGAGAGTCAGACAGACCTCTGGCTGCCTTCGTCGGTAGGTTGGTTCCCTCGAAGGGTCTGCAGCTGGTCGTTGATGCCGCAAAAGAGCTCCCAGAGTGGGACTTCCTCATCCAAGCGGCTATCTCGCCCTCGCTGGAGGAGATGGTGCCTATCATGGATGGGCTCATTGCGGCAACCCCCAACGTCACCTGGTCGCGCGAAGAGGACTTTGGCCTCCCCAAGTGGGCGCGACTGAAATCGGCTACGGTCGGCCTCGTGCCCTCGCTGCACGAGCCCTTTGGTATCGTGGCGCTCGAATGGATGGCAGCTTCTGTGCCACTGATCACAACGGGCGTCGGCGGTCTCGGTTCTTTCTGCAATGACACCAACGCCGTTATCATCGAGCCGACGGTCGGTGGTCTGGTTTCTGCCCTGCGAGCTTGGATGCCCGATCAGAGTCGAGTAGATCGTGCGCTCGAGACCGCAAAGCGCTACTCTTGGGACAGTCCTGCAGCTCAGACATTGGAGGTATACGAGGCATGTCTCAGAAAATCTGGGAGCTCGACACGCCCATCGACGCGGAGTGGCCGGGAGGCGTCGACCCCGGCATCCCACTCACTCATCTGAAGCTGTGCAAGCACAGCCACGAGCACGCCAGAGCCTACCTCAACAAAGAGGGTAAATTCGAAGCGTGGTTCGCGTACTGCGCCTTTTTCAACGGGATCCCCTGTGAGGTGCCTGGAGTGCCGGGTATCCACGTTGAGTTCTCAGATAGCACTCCCGAGACGGGGGACTACTGGCTGTGGCTCAAAGCGGATATCGATCCCGACAGCAACTACTTCGAGGACATCGAGATTTCCCTGTACGTGTACCTTTCTTCGGTCGGCCTCATCCCGCCTGGGGAGATCGACACCTACGACCCGTAAGAGACAGTCATGCCCAACGTGCGCTTTCAAGTCGGGGACAACCTTCCGCTTACTCTCCAGCTCGAAGACGGAGATACGGGCATGTACCCGCAGTGCGAGCTCTACAATCCGAGTGGCACGCTCATCACGACGCGCGATCTGTCTCACGTCGCAAACGGCCTCTACGTCGACGATGGCTATGCAATGCCCTCACTGGATTACGTGGTGGGGGTGTACATCGTCTATACAGACAGCGGGCACACGACCGAAAGCCCCGACCACATGCGCGCCACAGACCTGTTTGTAGCGTCTACCGTAGCCGAAGAGATGAGCGCTGCGGGGTACACGGCCGCACGGGCTGGATACCTGGATGAGCTCGCGGCGGCGAACATGCCGGCAGACCTCGACGCTGTTCTTGCGGATACGGATGCCATCGACAGCCGTCTTCCGACCGATCCTGCTGACGAGTCTCTCCAACAAGCGGCGCATGCTCAAACACAGGCCGATATCGCCGCTTTGAACAACCTCTCTCAGGCAGACGTGCAGTCCGCGCTTACTGCCCAAGGATACACAACTGTTCGAGCGGCCCTACTCGACAACTTGGACGCCGCGATTTCGTCTGTCGTTGCGGACATTGCCGCGCTCAGCGATCTCTCACAGGCGGACGTGCAAGCGGCGATGACGTCTCAAGGCTACTCGGTCGCCCGCGCAGCACTGATCGACAACCTCGACGCAACCGTCTCCTCCAGGTCTTCTCATTCTGCTGCGGACGTACGAGATGCCATCCTCTCAGATTCGACGCCGTTCGACGGGGCGGATATCGCGGCAATTCTGGCGGACACAGACGCTATCGATACGAGGCTGCCTTCGGATCCTGCGGATGAGTCTCTGCAGCAGGCGGCCCATGCGGCGACGCAGGCAGCGATAGCTGCTCTCAACGATTTGTCTCAAGCGGACGTGCAGTCCGCCATGACGGCTCAAGGCTACACATCGGTTCGAGCCGCCCTGTTGGATTTTCTCGACGCGGCGATTAGCTCCCGCTCTAGTCACTCAGCTGCCGACGTCGACACCGAACTTTCAGCGTCGCATGGGGGTGGTTCATGGGAAGGTACAAGTGCACAGGACTGGACGAGTGCAGAGCGCGAACAGATTCGCGGGGCGCTTGGAGTCGTTGGATCTCAAGCCTCTCCTGCTGGTGGAGGGGACTTACAGGATGTCCTTGCAGATACCGATGCGATCGACTCGAGGCTGCCGGCCGATCCGGCCGATCAGAGCGATTTGGCTGCCCTGCATGCTGCGACTGTTGCAGCGATCAACGCATTGAACGACCTGAGCTCAGCCGACGTCCAGGCGGCGCTGACAGCTCAGGGATACACCGCTGTGCGAGCAGCGCTACTCGACTTTCTGGACGCCGCGGTCAGTAGTCGCAGCTCGCACAGCCAGACAGACGTGGACATCTTGCTCTCGATTGAACACGGGTCGGGGAGCTGGGAGGGTGCTGGCGGGGCGGCTGCAATCGCATCGGCCGTCTGGGACGAGGACATCACCACGCACACCGATCCGGATAGTGCTGGTGAGGCACAAAACCGGCTCGACGATATCCTCACGGACACTGCGGCGATTGACGGGCGACTCCCCTCAGATCCCGCGGACGAATCGCTCCAGCAGGCAGCACACAGCACTACGCAAGCTGCAGTCGCTGCAGTCATCGCGGCCGTCGCAGCGCTCAACGATCTCTCGAGCGCTGATATCACTGCAGTCCTCGATGCTCAAGGCCTTACAAGCATCCGAGCTGCGCTCCTGGATTACCTCGACACCGCAGTGTCCAGTCGGTCGAGTCATACTCCGACCGACGTGGACACGGAGCTCTCCGCTGCTCACGGCTCTGGAGATTGGCAAGGCTCTTTGCAGCAGGTGGTTCAAAGCTGGGTGGATAAAACGTCCGCACCAGCAGGCCTGTACGGAGCTGTACGCGTCGAGCTCGAAAGACAGTTCACTCCGATGCCCGGGGCGACGCTCGCCCTCTCCGTACTGCTGAACGGCTCTGTGGTGCACTCCGTCTCCGGGCTCTCGCCGAACGCGCAAGGGTACTGGGACGTGTACATCGACCATATAGACGTGCTTCCTGAAGAGGGGACACTCCTCATCGTGGTCGCCACCGTCACCAACGGACCAGACACTTACGTAGGAGCCACCGGGCTCTCCGTGCCTGAAGTCGTATGATCATCAATCAGGGTGTACAGACCAACCTGATTCCGCTGAGCAAGCCCACACCAGGCTCTCGGCTGGTGCTGGAGGAATCTCGACGGGATCAGCTCCTGTGGACGTGGATCAACACGCTCGATCCGGTCCCGGAATGCCTGGTTGGTACTCTTTCGCGCGAGGCCTATTCCGGCATATGTGCAGCTGAAAACTTCTCCGCTACACTAGAGCAAGAGGGCTATGACGGAGCACTGAGCGCCGAGCGCTTCTCCGGCTCTTTTGAGACTGAAAGATTCTCGGGCGCTCTCACTCCGTGCGGGGAGGACTGAAATGTCGGATTGCTGCGGCGACGTCGTTGAGCTCCATCAGAACGTCGAAGGCCACTACATCATCACTGCTCGAGACCCAGCCGGAGCGCTGCAGGTGTTGACCGGTTATGATCTCAAGCACACAGCCAGAGACGGTACTGGGGACGACGACACGCTTCTATGGGAAAAGACCGTCGGCTCGGGAATCGAGCTGCTGGATCAGGGCACTGACCCCGGAAAGGCCCGGATCACGTTCACGGCGGCAGAGCTAACAATCGCCGTCGGAGATTATGTTGGAGACGTACTGATCAAGCCGCCCACTGAGGACTGGCGGATGCTGATTTCGCCGTTTGTAATCCAGCTACAGAGTACAGCCTCAAAATGAACGAAGAGGACATAAAATCCAGACTGGTTCGGATCGAGACGAAGCTCGATGCTATCCCGTGCGAAAAACGCGATCAGGAAATAGAAGTGATTGCCGACGGACACCGGGACGTCGCCATTGCACTGCTGAAGCTTGAGGGTCGCGTAGGCACAGCCGAGGCATCAATCGTCTCCCTCAAGATGTGGCGAGAGAAGCAGGAGAAGAAAGAACAAGAAACACGAACACAGAAAATAGCCGTCGCTGGAGGCATCATAGTAGCCTTGATCGCTGCGCTTGCTTCAATCATAGTGGCGCTGTTGAAGGTATGAGCATGAGCGCAACTGCGGCGCAGCCTGAGCCGGAAGACACCCGCACCGAAAGAGAGCTCTTGGAATCTGCGATTCTAAAGTTCGAGCGAATCGGGTCAAAGAAGGTCAGAGCGCCTGAAAAAACCAAGAGCGGAGGAAACCAGCAATGACGGTCATCAACAAGCACGGCACCACGGACGGACTGTCCGACATGAACTACGAGGAAGGCGTCAGTGTCATTGCGCCGTTCTTCGACACGGACAACCATCGAGAGGGTGGAGCGATCCTGCGCGGCAACATCCGCGAGGAAGCCGGCGCAGAAGCCGCTTTCGCACTCAACGCCTACGACGAGACCTTCTACGCGAACAGAGCCGTCGGAGCGGCCACCGAGGTGCAGCTTCCGGCCAGTGCCGGGAAAGGTCAGCGTCACCGCATCAAGGACAAGAAGGGCGACGCTGACACCAACAACATCTCCATCATCGGGCAGCGCAAGCAGCTTCTGACCCTCACCTTCTCCGGCACACCAGAAGTCGGAGACAAGATGAAAGCGACGATCAACGGCGTCGATATAGAGCTCGTGTGCACCAGCACCACGCTGAACGACGAGGTCGACGACTTTGAGACCGCCGCCATCGCAGCGCTCGCAGCGGAGGACATCACGGTTGCCGGTACCGCACCGGACACCACCTTCACAGGCGACAACTACGGTGAGGAGTTCACCTACGAAGACGTCGAGATCGAACTGGTTGGGACGGGAGATCTTGCGGTCTCCGCAGTGCTCACCGCGTCTGCTGTCGAGGGCGGGCAGATCGACGGCAACGACTCCATCGCAATCGACGCTGATTACGGTGAGGCCAACGTCGAGTGGGACGGCGACGGTTGGTCTCTGGGGTACAACAAGCTCTCGTAAGAGGAGCCCATGCTCACTGGTGACTGGGATGCCGCTATGGCTTGGCTCGAGTCGCTCGAGGGCAGAGCATATCAGCGCTTGCTCGAGGTGACGAACCAGTTCCTCGACGACGTCGTCGCGGAGGCCAAGCGAGAGGTAATGGCCAACGAGATACAGCCTCCGTCCAAGAAGGCGGGGATAACCCTCGTTGATACCACCCAGTACGTTGAGCACTTTGGGCGCTTTCAAGGGAGAAAGGCAGGAGGCGAGTTCTCACACAACTACGCCGGACTGCCCCCGAGCGGAACACACGGCCCGTCGGGCGTACCCTGGGACACGATTTACCGGTGGCTGCGATACGGGACAGCGCGCATGCCTCCACGACCCCACATCGACACAGCATTCAGGCGACTACTACCCACGCTCCCCGCACGCTTTCGCGCTGCCGGGTTTCGTGCGTGAGCTCTCGCCTCAGACAACAAAAAACAGTACACTGGGTCCGCCTGATAGAGTCTGGACACGAGGAGTTTGACAGATGGCACGCGCGCAAACCCGTTTCACCGAAGTAGACCAGAGCTCCATCCGACTCGCGAAGGGAGCCATTGTGGCCTTCGCCGGGCCTGCCATGAAAGGCACTCTCGGCGGAAATGTGCTACTGAGTTCGGTCCCCGAGATGAAGTACCGCATCGGCACCGAACTGGCCGACGATAACACCGTCGCGCTCGTGCGCCGCGCCATCGAGGCGGGCTGTCGCGTTCGCTTCTCCCGGTCGGTGCACATGACAGACGTCGGTGATTTCGATACCCGCACGTCTGTACCGGCTTCGAAGACGATCGAAGACAACGGCACGACTGCCACGGGTGCCGTGCAAACCACCGCAGAGACAGGACTGTCGTTCAACAACGGCGACAAGGTGACTGTCGACGTCAACAGCGTCGAGACAGATGTCGATTTCAACGGCGTGGCGGCGACCGTAGAATCTGGAGCAGAAACTTATGACTTCTCCGTCGCAGGCTATGCGCTACAGATCAAAGTCGATCAGGGTGGAACTCAGTACGTCGATCTCCTGGCGGGGGACTTCGTCGATCCGGCCAACGCGACAGCGGCTGAGGTGTGCATTGCTCTGAACGACGGTCGGATGGCTGGTGCCAATGCAGTCGAGGCGAACCCGGGGAAGGTCACGCTCATCAGCGATTCTCAAGGGAGCGCTTCATACATCCAGGTCGTTGGCGGCACTGCCAACGCCGCCCTCGGTTTCTCCACCACGGAGCAGGCTTCCGCAGGGCCGAACACCTTCCCCAACATCAAGAACGTGAGCGCAGAGGATCTGTACGATTACCTCGTTGCGAATCCAATCGCTGGCCTCACACCAACGTACTCGGCTCCCACGCTCACGCTCACGACCGACGCGACTGGCGCCGCCGTGTACCTCGGATTCAACGGTGACGCGGTGCCCGTGACACAGTGGGGATGGACCGACGGTGCTCCCGGGCGTACGTACGGAGGCGACGTCGCGGCCGGTCAAGACACACTGACCGTGACCGCTCGAGAGGAGGGCTCCTGGGCCAACGGGATGACGATCACCATCTCGGATGCCTCAGACGTGTCCGACGCAAACCTCTTCAAGATGGTGATCAGCGCGAACACGTCTCTGGGTATCCTCGCGGAGACCTACGACAACATCGCGATCACTGACGTCGAAGGTCTTGTGAGTGCGCACTGGCTCTTCACGGACGAATCGTCCCCCAACACACCGCCCGACAACCGTCCTGCGAACGGCTCCTACGTTCTTGCGAGCGGTGCCGATGGTGCGACCGGCATGACTGCCACGACTCGGCTCGGCGTCGAAGCGTTCAAGACCGGCATCTACGGACTGAACTCCAACATCGATTTCATCGACGCCTTCGTGCCTGGTCTCACCGCGAACACCCAACAGCGGCTCTTCGACACTTGGGCCACGGCAAAGGACCTTGTCGCTCACCAGTCCGTGCCTGCGGGATTGAGCCCGACCGACGTCCAGGATTTCCGAAAGCAGACCGGCGCCTACGCTGGCGGCACGGAGATCAACTCGAGCTTCTCCTGCATGCACTGGGGCGAGCTCGAGTTCGTCGATGAGCTCTCAGCGTCGGGGGAGACCGCCTTCTACGAAAATTCAGGCGCGATGGCGGGTGTGCTTGCCACCAACGATGCACTAGTAGTCGGCGACTCCGACAACGTCCCGGGTCCGTGGCTCGCTCCCAGTGGCAAAGCCCGCGGTAAGACCCGAGCCGTGTCTCTTCTCGTGCAGTCCACCGACGACGAAAAGGACGCGATGGACGAGCAGGGCATCAACTGGTTCGAAGAGGCCGAAGGCATCGTCAGGGCTCGAGGAAACCTCACGCTCCTGCGAGAGCAGAAGAAGACCATGTTCCTCAACGTGCGGCGCTGCCTCTGTCAGTTCCGCCGCGACGTCAAGCCGCTCCTTGACAACCTACTCGACGACCCGGTCGACACGCTGCTGTGGCGCAAGGGGTACCGGGCAATCAAGACCGTAGCAGACCGCTACGCCGCGAGCCGGGCCTTCCAGGGCGGAGAGGGCGAAGGATACTTCATCAACTGCGATCAGGAGGCAAAGAACATCTCCGATGGCGTGATCAACACCGCTGATGTTGTTGACGCGGGGGAGTTTCACATCCTGTTCCGATGTAAGCCCGTCGGAGCTGTCAAACTGATCGACTTCCTGCTGATCGTGGACTCCACGGGTGTGAACTACACCGAACTGTAAGAGCCAAGCCGAGTCGCGAGCCTGAGCCTCGCAAAGAAGGAGAGGAAAATGCCAACAACGTCAACGCCCAATCCAGCGCTCGGCTTTCGGTTCCGGCTCCTCGTGAACGGGCTGGACACGGCTCTGTGTGAGAAGGTCACGATCGCAGATGTGAACCTCGAAGAGGTGAAGCACGCATCTGGGGGCGAGGGCTTCGACCACAAGACCGCAGGCGGTTACACCTGCGGGGACCTCAAACTCGAAAAGATCGTCATGAGCGACGCTGCCGATCAGTGGGCGTGGGAGTGGTTCCGTCAGGCCTACGATCCGCAGACCAACATCGGCGGAGTTCCGTCCGACTACTTCCGCACGCTGACGCTCGAGCGCCTCGACGGTGCGAACGAGCCCCAGGCCACCTACGTCGCCGAAGACGCGTTCGTCAAACAGATTCCAGGGCTGGCTTTCGACGCCACGAATAAGGCCGACAAGCTCATCGAGAACCTGACGATCGCCTGCACGAAGTTCTACCTTCTCCCCGCGTAGTCACTCAGTTACAATAGCCGCGTGAAGAGCCTTAACCGGGACTCAGCACGCACTCGGAAGGGACCTCCGAGTGCACACTGCTGAAGGCATCTTGTCCCCGCGGACCAGGAAGAAACCATGGCGAAAAATATCGTAGTGCCCACGAACGAGTGGGCCGATCTGCTTCCTCTCATGCCCGGCATCACCTGCACGGGGCGGCGCGTCGTCGGCATTCCATTCGACCACAAGACAACCGTTCGATATCTGAGCGCGGAGAAGAGCGAGAGCCCCGAAGAGCTCGTAGATGCTCTATGCTGGATTACGCAACGGCACGTGCACGCCGGCACAGTCGAAGAGCACAAGGGCTTCGACGTCAACAACATGCTTCTCTACGAGCAACTGGACGCCAACTACCTCGCCCGAGTTGCCTCGTACGGCTCCAAGATGCCCTTCACCTGGACCTGTCGGTGCAAAGAGACGACCAACCCAGAGCTCGAGTTACGCGAGTGCAAGCGCTATCTCTACGAGTGCTCGAATCCGGACTGTGCGTGCCACGAGATCAACGCCGAGCTCCGGAAGGTGCCAGAGAAGGGACACGACAACATCGCGTGGATGAACGAGCACTGGGTCGACGTCCCCGAAGGACACCTCTCGGACTACCCGCCAGACCTCGTCTACAGCGGTGAGAAGTTTGGACAGGACTTCCAAATCTTCTGTGAGCCATTGCGTATCTCAGCGCAGCGCGCGCTCGCTCGATACCAGGCCTACCAGGACGAAGAATCTCTGTATCAGCTGCTGGTGCACATCGTGCGGCGGATTTACTGGCCTTCCAGAAAGATCGACCTCACGAAGGGCAAGGACAAGCAGGAGTCGGCCTACTTGCGCGCGGAGATCAAAAAGTGGCCCTCGGCGGTCACAGTCGACGTCTTCAACATGGTGGAGGGCCAAAACGGCGGCATCAACCAGAACATGATCGTCGTGTGCGACAAGTGCAAGCGTCAAGTGAGGCAGCTCATCCCTTTCGCGGGAACCTTCTACTTGCCCCTGAAGCAAGCGATGTAGTCGACGTCTGGGAGTTTGTCTTCTGGTGCACATCTGAATTTGGGCTCACTCCCGAGTTTGTGCTCTCCATGCCCAGCGTCTATCGTAGAGATATCGTCAAGGCACTCAAACGAGTGGCTGAAGGTCGAAAGAGGGACAAGGGCACGGAGCTCTGAGGTATGCCAGCGGATAGCACATTCGTAGCGGGTGCAGCCTTCGTCCTGGAGAAGGCCCAAGAGACGACGCGCTCGATTCAGACGATCACACGCGGCCTTCTACAGCAGCGAGCCGGAGCTCAGGCCGCAGATGCAGCCTTCAACCGCCTTTCGGCCACGATGGGCAAGTACCAAAAGGTGCTCGCCAACAAAGCCGCGCCCATCGTCCCCGGCCTGGGTAGAACGCTCACGGGAGGGGCCACGATAGGTCCTAAGACAGGCGCCGCGGGTGTTCACGTAGCTCCGCATCTCTACGACCCGGCCTCTGTAGATGGGGCCGTGAGGGGCTCCGAACAGGTTGCCAACGCTACCAATCGCACCGCGGACGACGCACGGCGAGCCGCGGACGCTCTATCCCTGCAGAACCTCTCGATGGTGGCCGGGCGAATCGAGATGGCTGGACAGCGCATGGTGAACTCCGTGCGTGGAGCCCTGACTGGGATCCTGAATCTGGGTCAGCAGTTCCAGCGCCAACGCACCACAATGTCTCGTGTATTCAAGGGAGACACTGAGGCTGCCGGTCAAGCGATGACCACAGTCATGGAGGTGTCTGCGAAGACGTCGCTCGACACGCTCCAGGCGATGAATCTCTTCACGACGTTCAAGCGCCAACAAGCCGACGCGCTGAAGACGTACAACGTCGAGACTCTCATCGCGGGGAAGATGCAGAAGACCCAGATCACGGGTCTGGAGCTGGTGAACGATCTTCTCGCGGAGAGTGCGCAGGATCCCCACATGATCATGGGCCGCCACTTCCCGATGGCGATCCAGGGCCAAATGCGCAACTTCCGCGCGCTCTTTGATGGGGTGCAGAACGAGGCGGAGACCCGCGCGTTCAAGGCCGCCAAGACGGCTCAGGAGCGCGCAGATGTCATCTTCGGCATTATCGCCCGCGTCTACGGTGGAGCTGGGAAGGCTGCGGAGAAGAACTGGTACCAGGTGATGCAAAACATCGGTGACATCAAGCAGAACCTACTTGGTCTCGTCGGTGAGGGTCTCGTCGCCGGTCTCACTCCAGCGCTCATGAACGACGAGAAGACGGGCGTCCTCGACATGCTGACCCGCATGAGTGAGGACAAGAAGTTCGTTGAAGAGCTGCGGGGTTCCTTCGAGCGACTGGGTGCCATGATCGGCCGAGCAAGTTTGCGGGCGACCGAACTGGTGAACCGTTTCGTCGAGCTCACGCGCGAACACCCGAGACTGGTCGAGGTCGGCTTCGTCATCGCGACCATTGCATCCGCGTTGACGCTCGGCGCAGGCAAGTCGTTGGGGCTTGTGACAAACCTCGCCATGCTCGGTGTGCAGGTGCTCCCGAGCATCATGAGCGCGAGCTTGCCCGTGATTGTAGGCTTCAGTGGGCTCCTCGCCGTTGTGGGTCTCCTCGCAGCGGCTGGATACGGGTTGTACTACGCGTGGGAGAACAACCTCTCAGGTATCGGCGAAGAGCTACGAAAGCTCACGCGAGGGATACAAGGCGTCTGGCAGGTAGTCACGTCGTTCTCGAATGGAATGGCCTCTATCGATTCTGAGCTTGCGGACAAGCTCAGGCGAGATGGCACGCTCGACGTCGTGATCGAAATCGGCTCCTGGTTCGGAAAGATCAAAGAAGGCGCGACAGAGCTCTTCGAGTACATTGGCACCAAAGCACCTCTGCTCATCGAGCCCTTCTCGAAGATGCTCAGCCCACTTCTGGAGGCGATACAAAACATCTTCGACATGCAGGTCGGTGGACTGAAAAACATCTTCGGCGGGATGTTTGAAGGGCTAGACCTTTCAGACCCCGTCGAAGTCGCCAAGGCCGGAGTCGATTGGATTATCGAGAAGGCGACCCAGTTCATGGGCTTCGTCACCAGGGTGCTCAACGTCGCGAATGAGGTCTACAGTCGCATCAAGCCGGTGCTCGATATCATCCGAGAAGGCATGGGCGCTGTCGTCGAGGTAGGGATGGAGGTGGGAGCCATCCTATACGAACATCTCGGGAAGGCTTTTTCTGACTTCTGGGAAGGTCTTCAGAACGCGTGGGGTGCTCTCGATTCAATCTGGACCGTCCTGACGTCGCACTTCGGGCCGATGATCGATATGCTCCGGTCGTCAGACAGCGAAATGTCTCTCGTCGAGAGCGTGGTTCGTCGATTGCTCGATCCCGTCATAAAGCTCGCTCAGGGCGTGTCGATGATCGCTCGTGCCTTCGCCTGGCTATTCGAAAAGGTGACGTGGATCACCGGAGGCTCGCTAGGCAAAGTTGCTGAGGCATTTACCGTCATTTCGGAAACCTCAGACGCTCTCTGGGAATCCATTGATTCACTCGGTAAGAGCATCAGGGACTGGTTCAGCGAGACGGCTCTCGGTAGCGCATTTGCCTGGTGGGACAGCTTCACCGATAAGATTGAGATGGGAAGCTCCGCAGCGAAGACTTTCTTCGAGACGGTGATCCCGGGCTACAAGGCGCTCAACTGGATCACAGGAGGAGATGAAGAAGCTGGAGGTGAAATCGCGTGGGGATCCAAAAGAGCATGGAAGCGCGCACAGGAGATAGGTAAAGGCCCTGAAACCACAGCAGAGGACAACGAAAAGCTCTCAAAGTACGTCGCCGAACAGAACAAAGAGTCGACCGACGAACTACGCAAACTGCTCGGGGAGTCGAGGAAGAACAATGAGCTCATGATGAAACAGTTGGGGCTGACTGAAAACGGGAACGACCTCATCCGGCAGATTCCGGGCTCGGGCGGACCGGGCTCTTCAGGGCACGAATCGCTGGCAGGACAGCTCAACCTTGATCGCGGCCACAACAGCATGAGGTAGCGATGCCGATCAACAACGAGAGACTCAGCGAACACGTCATGCAGCGCTCCTTGTGTTTCATCAAGGATCTGTACGCCGGCGACACGCTCGAGATGCAGCACGCGCCGAAGCAGATCAACGACCGAAGAAGCGCCGTGGTCCGCTCAGTGCCCATCCCCGGCTTTTCTACTCCGCGCATCGGCGCCAACGCCAGTGGCGACCGCACCATCTCCTTCGACCTCAGTTTCTACGCCGTCGATCGAAAGACAAAGAACACGGACTGGGTGAAGCGCCAAGTCAACTGGATCGCGTCTCTGTCGTGCCCCAGGGTCGTGCACGAGGCAACCGGCCGGAAGCGAATCACGCCTGTGTTGCTCAACCTCGGGCGCCTCTTCTCGCTCCCTGTCATCATCCGCGACATGAACGTCGTGTGGGGGAGCTTCACCACAGAAGAGCTTCACCCGCGTGTTGCAATGGTCTCGCTCTCTTTTGTAGAAGCGCAGGGCTCCGATATCCTCGATGCCCTCTCGGTGCGCTCCGGAGGGAACCTTCTCAGCAGTTGGGATCCCGTTCCTCCGGCCGACCCTGCGGTGGGCGTTGATCCGGATTGGGATCCAGCGTGGGACGAGCTGGAGCCCTACTATCAGATCGAGAACGACGATTTGCAGCTCGAAGACTTGGGAGAGCTTCCGTTCTCTCCGGAGCCTGGAGAGGAGTTCGAGCCTGACTTCGAGTGGTCTGACGCCTATAGGGGGCTGTAATGCCGCAGAAGTTCACGCGCATCTCAGACCTAGCAAACGGCGCGGTGTTCGTTCGCCGCGGAGAGGCAGCGTTTGCAGTGCAACGCCCGTATCCCGTGCCAGAGTTCTCCCCACTCTTCAGAAAGTTTCGTCTTCCCTTCCCGATGCGGCTCTGGGAGGTTTCGCATCGTCTCTACGGAGACAGCGGTCTGCGGTGGGGGCTCATCGCCGAGTGGAACAAGATCCCAAATCCGACGCAGTGGAACCACACGTACTATCTACCGCAGCAGTTCGAGATCCGATACCTGACTGATGACGTGCTCTTCGAGCTCATTCGACGGGCTCGCCGCATCAACCTGTCGGGCGCAGGAGAAGTCGACTTGGACGTGAGCCTCTCAGCTCCTGTGGTTCCGACCGCGCAAGACGCCCTGCGCGTAGTTCTCACCCGCCACGAGCGGTCTCTTGAAGAGGCCTCTGTCGACTTTCAGGTTTCGTAATGCCTCTCGTTCCCGGATCCGGATACTACCAGGTCTACCTCGGACCGCAGCGCACTCCAGCAGTCGACATTCTTGGAGTGGACGCTACGACCGTCTCGCTGAACGAAAAGCGGGGGAAGCCTGGACAGCTCTCGGTGACCTTCGAGGGCATCGACAGTGACGAGATCTTCAACGACCCGAGGCTCAAGCGCAACAGCCTGATCACGTGGGTCTTCGGCTACGAAGACGGAGACTACAGAGAAGACACCTACATCATCAAAGACCGAACGCGAGCTCCGTCTGGGGGTGGGATGTTCAAACTCACGCTCACAGCCGTCGACAAGTCTGTTGGGCTCTCGGAGACGGGCTTTCAACAGGTGTTCACGAACGCCAAAGCCTCAGACGTTGCGATTGCAGCTGCTGCAGCACTCGGTCTAGAGGCCGACGTCGTCGAGTCAGCTATCGTGTACCCGACGATATCTGCGGGCACGTCGTCGCTTGGCGAGCTACTGGAAGGCCTCGCTCAGGACGAGGACTTTGACTTCCAGGTTGTCAATGGCAAGACGCTCATCTTCAAACCGACGCCGAGGCCTGGCGCTCCGTCGCTGCCCAAGATGAAGTGGTCGAGCAACGGAAGAGAAGAGCAGCTCCGAAAGTACGCGATGAAGCGCTCGCTCCTCGCCGGTCAGCTCTACGAGAAAGAACTGGCCGAAATCCTAGAGACCGCTTCCCCCGATCAGTTTGAGGCGCTCGTCTACGACGCGAAGTTTCGCAATCAAAATCGCCTCGCTGGAATCCAAAACCAACTCGCTGAATCACTGCAGCCCACACAGCCAACAGAATCTGAAGACCTATCCACTCTTCTTGCAACCGGACACAAGGCCAAACGGAAGCCTGAGCTCTACTCTCTCAAACAAGTCGGTGCCACGCCCATCATTCAGCTCTACTATGCGTGCCACGCAAAGGAGTTCATACCTGACTGGGATACGTCTCCGCCCATTCTCAACGACTACTCCATCACAGACTCGGCCCGCACGCGCGTTGCTGGGCTCGCCGCGAAATCGTCAGGTGTCGGTCCTGACGGTAAGACCTTGAAGGACTATCAGGAGATCGAGTGGGACTACGACTCGTTCGTGCTCGATGAGACCTTCTCTGCCACGAGCACGGCCGGTCATATCTTGCACGGGGGAGAGCGAGACATCATCCAGGACGATCGAGTGATAGGCCGCACCGCAGCCAACCGCGCTGATCGGGTCGGTCTCCATTCCCAGTTGCAGCTACCCGAAGGTGTGGGAGCACTTCCGGAGGCAGATAGACGTACCATACTCGTTGCAGCGGGTCTCATAAACGCTGAAGCCGACGCGCGGATCGGCGCCGCTCGAGCAACGACCGATCCGGGGAGCGTACAGCAGGAAGCTCAAATCCAATCGGCCATCTCGTTTCGGGACACCCAGCGCGAGGCCCTTTTGGAGGCTGTCAAAGGGCAGATGCTCATCGATCCCAACGCAGAGAAACGAGCGGGCGCTCGAGCGCGCTTCATCGCCGGTTCTCCGCTGAAGGATGCTTGGTCACTTTCCGTGCGTAACTTCAACCAGGCCACCTTCTCACGGTGGGCCAAGCGTCGGATCTCCGGTACTGTAACCGGTCGGCTACTGAGACCGCGTGATGTCGTACAGATCGTTGGTGTGATGGACGAAGACGTCGTCGGTCCTTGGCTCATAGATAGCACCTCTGTGCGCGGCTCCGGAGGGGACATCTCCGCGACTTTCACAGGCAGTGCTGAGTCGACTAAGCCTCCCAACAAGCCGACTGTGGACCTACCGTCGAAACAAGCCCGGACAGCGCCCCCACACAACCCGTACAAGCCGCCCAAACAGATCGGAACCGACGTGATCGACGTGACGGCAGACGGCTACCATGTCGTCGGGGAGAGCGTGCGCTATGAATAAACTGCACGGGCTCTTCGAGGGTGTGGTCCGCGACAACGATGATCCAGAACACGAAAACCGCGTGCGGGTCTTCGTCCCGGGGGTGTGGCGTGAAGACGAACCAGTCTCAAATCTGCCGTGGGCACGTATCTTCTACGATACCGGAGGACAGGGGAGTGGTGAAAATAAAACCCCTCAAGTTGGGAACACAGTCGGTGTCATGTTTTTCAACGGACACCCCGACCACCCTGCTGTCGTCGGAGTCGTCCAAAACAACCGAGCTGTCCGTAACGCTAATCTCGACGCCTACATCGCAGGAGACGACGAGAAGTCGGTCGACGGGAAGCAAGTTCGTACGCTCTCGGGAGCGAAAAAGACGACGGCGCGGGACATCACAGAAGAAGCTCGAGGGAAGCTCGAGCGCACCGCAGCATCCACCTCAGAGACGACCAACGGGCCGCGCACCGTCGAAGCCAAGTCAGAGACGAAGACGATCAAAGGCGGGGTCACCAAGACGATCCTAGGGCTCCTCCGCACGAAGGCGCTGAACGGCGTTCTCACTGCCATCGTCGGGGACGCGAAGGTCAGTACTACAGGCGAAGCTGCTGTTACGTTCATGAGCGGATTTTCGCTCCGTACGTATCTCACAGACATCCTACTCGAGACCCTCGGCGGCCTGGGAAACATCACCCTCGCAGTGAAGGACCCGACTGGTCTCATCGAGCTTGCGAAGGTCGAGGTGGCACTGACCGGAATCACCCTTCAAGGCCCGCTGATCAACCTCGCTGCCTCGCAGATCTCCATGGGCGCCTCTCCAGTCACGCTCACGTGCGTAGGGTCGATCACCTTCGCTGGCACTGAGATCAAGCTCGGGGCCGGAGCAGTAGATCCGGTAGCTCTCGGCGCCGCAAATGAGGCTAACTGGACTCAGTTCGACGCGTGGGCCTCGGTTGTACAGGGAATCCTCTCCGGGCTCGGCGCTCCGGTCGTTCCGCCTTGGGTGGTGCACCAAAACACCGCAGCGACTGCAACGAAGGCCTTGTGATGGGAACGTGGGAACCCGTAGAACTGGGGCTCGGACCTCTCGAGGCCGTCGTCGACGGGGTGAAGACAGCCGCACAAGCCGTCTCGACTGCACTCGCGCCCATCTCTGCGCTCCTGGATGTACTAGGGGCTCTACTCCCTTCGGTGAGCGAGCAAACGCTGTCCTTCGACCCGCTAGGGCTATTGAGCACAGAAGTCCTCGTCGTGCATTGCTACCCGAAGCAAGTCTATCAAGCCCAGCGCATGCCGGCCTGGAGCGAAACGGTGGAGGCGTCTCTCGAGCTCAGTGCTTCGTGCATAAACCCTCCGTGTACTCTCTTTGTGATTGCAGTCGGCCTTCCGGATCCGGAACCGCTCATGACAGCGGTCTCGTCCCTGCAGACTCTGTTCGACCAGGCGACTACGGGCTATCTGGATGCGCCACAGAGCTACGAGCCGGAAGTGATGCTCGCCCAGCCCGCAACGGAGTGCTTCACCCTGGCGGATGTCTTTCCTCCGCTTCGGGAGCTCCTGCAGTCGATAAGCTTCGAGGCCACGGTCTCGCCTCCGGACGAGATAACTGAGCTCATCGACGCCATTGCCTTGAAGATTGAGTACTACGCTGAGATCATCGCCACCATCGAACACGTGCTCGCTCTGATCGCTGACATCGACCTGGAGGGAGCGTTCTGTCTCGTCGAAGATTGTCAATCGCTCGACGATGTAGCTACAGTGATCCAAGCCGCGACCGGGGGACCCGAATCGACAGATTACATCGCGGGGAGCGCCATCCTCGCGGACGGTGCCGGGGCTGCCATACTAAAGGGGCTGTTTGGTGTTGGGTAAGGACTTTCATCTGAGCGAGCCGATGGGCGGGTCGAAGCGTGGACCATTCGCCACGTGCCCTGACGAAAAGACTCGGGCGGTGCAAAACATCAGAGCCATCCTCCTCGAGCGCGTCCGTATGAGGCCCCACAGACCAAAGCTAGGCACTCGCCTTCCGGACTACCTCGACGAGCCTTCAGACCGTACAAAGCTCTCTACAATCGAGAGCGATATCCGGACACAGCTCGTCAACAACGAAAAGCACGTCCGCTTTACGCTCATCGAGGCGCAAGCTGGTACACTTCACAACCGGGTCCAAGGTACATCAGTGCGTGCGATTCGTGTCATCATCCTTGGTGTGCTCACGCGCACAGGAGAGCCGATCGGGACCCAAATCACCCTTCCACAGACGTAGCCGATGATTGCCAAGCGATTCAAACTCCCGCTCGAGTCCAGAGACGCGCTGAGCATCCAGCAATCGCTCATCGGCTTCCTTGCGAGCGCCTACGGACTGGACGTCTCCGAATTCGAGATGGCGCTCACAGAGCTTTTCGCTGCCATCGTCGACAGTGTAGCGACTCTCGGAGATTCGCTATACGTCGAGGCGGTGCGCGCAGCTGGAGAGGCTTCTATCGCGACCGCCATTGAGCCGCAGTCGGTCCTCGACCACGCCGTCGACGTCTACGGGTACGTGCCGCCAGGAGCTCGAGCGGCGCACTACACCGAGCGGATCACGGCTCCCTCAGAGAAGACGTTTCTCATCCGAGCCGGCCACCGCTTCTCCACGGACCCAACTGACGGTTCCAAGCCGCAAATCTTCGAGGCGGTGAACGACGCTGTGAAGGCGGCCGGCGTCACGACACTAGACGTTGAGGTCCAGCACGGCACCACGAAGAGCGAATCGATCATCACTTCTTCCGGAGATGCCGGACAGCTCTACGAGCTCGTAAGCCCCATCGTCGACACCTCGACGATCCAGGTCTACGTTGATGGCGTCGCATGGGAGCGCATCAACACGTGGGCGCTCGCACTGCCCACCTCGGAAGTCTTCCGCGTGGTTGCATCTGAGCTTCTACCGAACAAGCGCCGCTACTGGGTGGAATTCGGCGATGGACTCAGAGGGTTCATCCCCGAAGCGGGTTCGAAGATCGAAATTACGTCCTTGAACGGGGGCGGCACGGCGGGCAACGTCGGTTCAGGAACGATCACCAAGATCGTCGATAGCATCGTGGATGGTACTGGCTATCCGATGGTGGCCACCGCCACGAGTATCGCACAGACTGTGCGCGGCACCGACGACGAGAGCGTCGATGTCATCAGGGTCAAGGCCCCGATGACAATGGCGATCCACGGCGGTGTTGTCTCCAGAGAGGACTACCAAAACGCGGCAATGCTCTTCGGTGCAGCTCGAGCTCGGGCTTACACACGCAACCAGTTATCCTATGTAGCTCCCAACGAGGTAGCCATCTTCGCAGCGGTAGACCTTTCCGCGGCACCAACAACCGAAGAGCTCGAGGCCATCGCTGATGACATCGAGGCGGCCTACAAGACCAATGGTACTGCAAAGATCACGATGGCGCCGATCGAGTTCTACGAAGAAACGCTGAGCATCTACGTCTACGCCGCATCCGGCCTGGACATCGATGAGCTCTCGTCGCTCTACACCACTGTGATAAACGCCGCGCTCAACTTCTTCAGTCTCGACTCAGTGGCCGGAGAAGAGCCCCACTTTATCGTGGATGTGGGCCGCACCATCAACCTGAGCAACCTCATCACGACACTGGAGCTCATCGACGGTGTCGATCACGTGGATCTCCCGGACGCTGATTCCCTTTTCATCGAACCCGGCGAGTACCAGCTCCCCAAGATCACGGCGAACGTCCTCCTTCTCCCGGCCACACCCTGATGATCAATATCCTCGGAAAGTCGTTCTTCGAGCTTCTTTCGCCTTACAGGCGGAAGATGGACGTCTACGGCAATCTGCAGAAGTTGTGCGAGGGCATCGAAGCTGAGGTTGAGACCTGGGAGGAAGACTTCGTCGACGCGATCAGGCAGGCCTTTTCCATTTCCGACGCGGATGACGATCAGCTTCGTCTACAGGCCTACCACCGCGGACTCTCCCTACCACAGGGTGCGTCTGTCCCCTATCTACGCCGCTTCCTTGCGGCGCTGCCCACGTTCAGAGAGTGGAAAGGCAACTACGAGCTGCTCCCGCTCGCCATCTACACTGCGACCGGGATCGTCGTGGACATCTACATCCCGTTCCAGGACGAAGACTGCTTCATCGTGGGCGACTCCGAGGTAGGTGGAGATACCTCGACCATCTGCCACAACTACAAGACTCCGCCACCGGACTACTGGCCAAACGCAGGAGATCTCTCGGAGCGAGCGCTCACTGCGATCGAGGGTGCACTGGGAGAGGTCGGGGAGTTCGTCGTTGGAGAGGGCTACATCGGACTGGAGGCGCTCGATAGCGGCGCCGTGAACGAAACGCTCCCTTATGAGGTCTGGATCACGCTACCGTACGACCCGGGTGATGCGCTCATGACTGTCGTGCGGTGGGTGGTCGATCTGCTCCTCAGAGCAATCGACATCCCTGTCTACACGGTCCCCGAACTAGACTCGCAGGAAGAATGGAAGATAGGGTACTCTCGTGTCGGAGTTGACACACTGATCGGCGCGGACGATTGGTTCGAGGTTGGGACACACTGTGTGGGGGGCGCACGAATCGGCGGTGTACCCGAGACAGTGCTTCGAGTAATCTTGCCGGACGGAACACCAGAGGCTGAGTAATGGTCACAGTAGACGAGAACAACAGTAACTTCGCTCGTAAGCGCTTCTTCCTGAAACTCAAGCCGGTTGAGCAGGAGTTCGACGACATCCAGCAGGGAGCCAAGGTCGCAATCGAGCGCATCCAAGGGCGTTTCGTCTCCAGCGAAGCACGCACCCTGTGGACGCCTGAGTGGACCCTCGGCTCGAACTGGGTCGTGAACGTGAACGCCAACGCCGCCCTGGATATCAACGGGCGCTCGACGGACTGGGACGCTCCAGTTGCGGTTGACTGCTCTTCGGCCACACACGCGACTGCGAACACTTCCACAGGAGACACAACTCCGGGGGCGGGGAAGCGGAAGTTCATCGTGATTGCTGCGGCACACACCGAGGTGGATGCTGATCCCGTCACCACCATCTACGGAGTAAAGTACTACAGCATCAACTCCACGACGGTGTTGCGCGTCTACTGCTCCACCGCGGACTTCGATCCCGTTATGGACGACTGGTTCTCCAGTGCTGCCATGGCGACCATCTTCGACGAGATCGTCGATGATGGCGCTGTGCCGGTCCTTGTTTGCCACAGAGACGACGGCGACTCGGCTTTCGGTTCGGATGATATCTGGGCCGTCGAAAGAGAAATCTGCACCAACGAACCCGACTTCGCTCAGGAGCTCGAGCTCTTACGTCGTATCGTAGGCCACCGGATGAAGCCGATTGTGCTGAACGAGACCGGTATCGTCGCCGGTACGCCTTCGGCCGTCGGTGGATCTGGAGGGCGCCTTACGCTCCCGGGCGGTGAAGAGATCGTACTGGGCATCGGCGATCTCGGTCCATCGGGAGACTCAGAAAAATATCGACGGCGCGGTTTCCGTAAGGTCACTGTCCCCGCTTCTGTGATTGACTTTCCTCTAGCCACGACAGCCTATGTCGTACGGATGGCATATCCTGCCTCTGGAGCAGACCCGACCGTGTCTGTTCACGCTGTGACGTGTACTCCGCCCGACCCGCTCTTTCCTCTCGAAGCGTGGACAGCTTTCAAGACACTTCCCGGAGGGAGCGCCGGAGGGGGCTTTGAAAGCTCAGTGCGCGATGTTGCTCTCTTCTATGTGATCACTGGATCTCTAGGAACACTGCCGACTGTTTTTCCACTTTCGACAAACCCAGATCCCATCGGACCACGGATCATTGCTCGTGGAAAGGCCGAGACAGATGGCATAGGCGGCGTAACGCTAGATCCGGAAGCCTCTCAGGGAGTTGATTCAGTCTCGTTGGTTGGGGCGCAGTTTAAGATCGTGCTGCTCCCCACGATCATAGGAGAACCGCTGCCGTTCGGCTACGCAGAAGACTCTGGCGGAGCACTCTTCCTGGGTGGATCAGCAGGGTGGAGCGGCATCGGCGGAAACGATGTTTCTATGCAGTTCTGGGACGCCACCATGGGAGTACAGTACGGCATCGATAGCAACGCAGTCGACATCACGTTTCACATCATTGGATCTACAACGCACGAGACCTGGTAATGTCCACTTTCCGTCAAATCGTGGGCTGGTTCGGACGAGTCGTCAACGCAGACGACTTCGAAAAGATCTGGCTTGCCATTGAGAACCGGCTTGATCGTCTCGTCCTGGACATGCTCGACAACGAGTCCGACGACCCAGTGCTGATCGATCCGCCCACGCTCTCCTTCCTCACCTCCACCGTGACTGTGGGCGAGCTCCGTGGGTGGTCTCTCGGTCAGCCCGTCTACTACGAAGGCGCGGGCAAGGCCGTGCCCATTGACGAGGCGACGCACGGCTCGCTACTGGGCTCGGTACTTCCCGCCTTCGGCTTCAGTCGCATGGTGATCTTGCTCGTGCGCTACACCACCGTCGAGCACGATCCAGTCACGGACGACAACGGAAACCCGAGCTACAACGAACTGCACCACGGCATCGAGTTTCGGGCGATCATGGGAAACCAGTACGTTCCGCCCGCCGACGGGACTCCTCCTGACCTGGACGACGAGATCCGCGCGGGCTCCATCCCAATCGCTGCAGTCCGCGTCTATGACGACGGCGCAGTGAACTGGGAACATCAACCCTGTTACCGGCAAAACCGTTTCAGAGATCAACGCACCGAAGACCAACTTCTCGCGATGCTCTCTCCCGGCTCCTGTTGGCTCCGACCCACTCCGACGGGCTCGCAGACCTGGAAACTGCCTCTGACGTACGAGGACATCGCTGGGACGCTGTATCTGGACATTCCACAGACGTCTGTGTGGGCTGCTCGCATCGGAGACCGTCTGGTTACCTCCGACATGGACCTGCTCAGCGACACGCTGCAGGTTCCTGTCCCCACGGGCACATACTATGTGTACCTCGAGCTGGAGACCGCGAGCGGGCATTGGTATCCGAAGCTCTCCACGTCACTGACGCTCGACGACGACGCGGACGAGACCAAGATTCTGATCGGCAAGTCAGTCTACAACGGCGTGGACCCACCCACGATCACCCAGTATGAGCGCTCGCCGCTCACGCCCGCGATCGGGACGATGGAGTGCGCAGCTCCAGTCGTCTCGAACCCGATTGCGGCGTTCCAGACCATCCTGCCCTGGACGCTGGTCACGGCTCCAACCAACTACGAAATCACGCCGAACGCTGGAGCCGGGACGCACACCGTAACACGGCGCGGGCTCTATCAGGCCGAGTGCGATCTTTCGTTCTCGGGGAACGCAGCTGGAACAGTGGACTTCACGTTCGCGTTCGGGATCAACGGCACAGATCAAGGCGAGCGCTGTAAAGAAGACAACGTTCTTGACACCGAACAGCGGTCGATCCACTTCCATCAACTCCTCGCACTGGAGGCAGGAGATGCGGTGAGCGTGATGGATAAGAGCTCAGTGCCTTCGTCGTACACGAACAGGCTCGGGTACTTCAGTCTCCGGAGGGTGCGGTGAACTCGCAGCTGTACTTCGCCGAGGTGACCGACGAGAAGCAGATCCAGTCTGTGATCGACGGTGTGGTCGCAGGCCTCGACCCGGGCGCTGATTACGATGCATTCAAGACCATCGTGGCAGTCCAGGACGACGATGAGCTCTACGTCGAGCTTCTCATACTCACTCTGATCGACGAGACCACCCCCGCGCCATCGACCTACCCGACGTTCACAGCTGAAGACTTGTCGGGCGCGAACATCACCACGCTTCAGGCAGACGTACAGGCCGCCATCGATGCTGGAGAGCTCGCGGGCTACGCCATGCCCAGGCCTCCAGTGTTCGCGTTCGAGTACACACCGATCACAGGCATCATCTCGTGGACCTGTACTATATTCTGGGGCGACGACACGCCCATTGTTCCGCCGAGCTTCCCCGACCTGATGGATGCGGCCTCCAACGGTACCGTCATCGGCGAGTCGATGGCTGAAGTCGGCCCATAGGAGAGACCAATGGCAGACGGAGGTTGGGTCTATGACACCTATGCGTGGCTCCCGCAGTCACTCACAGATGCGGACTATGAGGGTGTAGTCGACGACGTGATCGCTGTCCTCGCGGGCTTCACGGATTGGTCGACAAAAACTGCACGCACCAAGATCATCGACGGAGCAGACGGACGAGACGCCTACTTCTTCGAGATGGAACACACTGGCGGGGCCATTCTCGCCTTCGTGTGGGCAGCCGGCTGCAACGCGGCCACCAAGATGATCGACGCCTCGAACAACTACCTGGGTTTCAACATCAACGCGAACTCGGCCGACCACTGCATCTACGTGGCCTATTTTCCCCCGGGAGCCACCCCGGGAGCGGCCACTCCAGATCTCGCCGGCTACATCCCAAGCGACGCTTTTCTCTTTGAGCTGTTCCAGGCCGACACTACGTCATACGATCTCTCGTCTGTCGTGTCCGGCGGCTCGCACCGCTTCCACTTCTTCGTTAGAGGCGACGACGTCATCATCGGCTTCGAGCGGGACTCTCATTCAGCGACGACGATCGACGCGCTCCACATTCTCGGTACCGGCATCGATCAGCTCGCCCACGCGACCGACACAAGCGGCGAGATTCAGATGGCGTGGAAGACCAACTCCAACGGTATCGATCCGTACGTTCAGGGAGACGCGATCATTCAGTTCTTCCTGCAGGACGGCACCAGGGTGACGGACTCGGACGGGACCCGGTACTACTTCCCCGGGTGCGACTCCGCGGCTGATACCACACTGTCCCTCCTCGTGTGTGACCGCGATCCGTGGAACTGGGTGCAGCCTGCGGTGATGATTGCCAACGCAGACCTCGACAACTACGGAGTCGTAGCTGGAAATGGGATCAAGGGCACCATCGACCCAGAGGTCTACCGTATCATCCAACCGGCCGTCGTGAGCCCAAAGGCGCTGCTCTCGTCTGGGAACTACGTTCACCTGGGGGACGGCGCCGTGGTTGGCTTTGATAGTGGAAATCCGGCGATGAGCTGAGGCAGTTCGGTACCGGGGTAGATCACCTGAACATAGACACCTCGGATCGATTGATCTGGTGAACCTCGAGGTCTTCTGGATCGGTTGGTGTGTAAAAGAGGCCTCCTGCAGCACCTGGTGAGGTAGATCACTTGGCATTATTCACCGTTCAACTCCGTTCGCGCTTCGGAGCTAAGTCACTGTCATTACACGATCCACTGTTAACCGGCTCGTCTGTTAAGCACTTTCTGTCGTCACTCTCAATCTCCACATTTTGCTCGCCCACATCGCAATAGACCACAGCGGGCTTTTTGTCCTCGCCCCAGATGTACGTGCAGATGTGCCCAGACACAGCCTGTAGTGCGGCCTCTATCGCAGGGTCGTCGCAGGCTATTGGCTCGCGGCAAAGCTCTACAGGCAACTGCACCGTGAAAGATATGGTCATCTCACCCATGACATCCACGTACTTGTCTGTAGCCTCCGGTGGGTCAGCGATTGGCTGAGCGTGGAGGCGCTTCCACTCGGCAAGCTCCTTGCGAGCCTGATCGCGCTCTGCCAATGCAAGCTCGCCGTGGACCATCTCTGTCATCTGGCTCTTGTCCTTGACTGTCGCCATCCCTTCAGCGGCGAGATGCGCGAACTGAGCCAGGTCAGCGTGCATGTGGTCGATGCCTCCATACTCCTCCGGGTTTCCGTCGAGGAGCTGTTCTGAGATGTGGCGAAGGGCCGCCTTCAGCTCAGAGGTCACCTCGGTCAGCTCAACACATCTGCGACCAGTTTCTTCGTGTATCAGATCTGGCCTTAACACTACGGGGCCGTTGTATTTATTATCCATCGATCTCCTCCTGTTAACCGGCATAGCTCAAGTTTGAGTCCGTGATGGGTTGGTACGTTCGAGCTCGTCTGTGGAAACGAGACGGATCCCAGAGCGGTTCTTCTGCTGCCCGAAATACGAATGGTGTTTGATGCGGATGAGTCCTGCCTCCTGGAGCTTCTTCTCCGCGGTGGCCACAGTGCGATCAGCCATATCGAGCTTCGTGGCATGAAAGCTCCTGGCCTCATCGAGGGGCTGGCGCCAGTACGACCGACCGTGTTGGCGCTCCGCTCCGAGGTAGTAGAGGTAGACTCTGATCGCTGTGGCCGACAGGCCCTTGAGCAGTCCCAGCTCTTGAGCCTTCTCAAGCCTCGCCCAGCTCCGCGCCGCCGATTGTAGTTCTCGCAGCTCCTGGTTTGGAACCGGTGTTGTTTCTTCGTTCATGTTCAGTCCTTCTCCCTCAAAAGTGCGGCGGAAACTTCTAAAGTGCGGCGGAAACTTCTTCGACAACTGGGTACACGACTCCGCACCACGGACACTTCCAAGGCGAGGCATCAGTCGCCCTCCAGCCACCGTAGGAGCCTCTCCGTCTTCTCGAGCCACTCCTGTCCCTCAGTCCACAGCGGAGAGCTCTCCTCGACCCGCGAGGCTACGTAGTCGGCGGCCCAACGGAGCTGCTTGCCAAGCTTCTCCATCTCTCCCTCGAGCACACTGAGTTCTCGTTTGACGCGGCGCGAGTCCGCTCGTAACACGGACCACTGTCCAGCCGCGTGCAAGAACTCCCGCACGCTATCGAATTTACGTCTGATGATGCTCACACCATCCCCCGAAGAATGCGCACTGCGTTCGCGTTGTCCCGACTTCCGGTGCCCGTCCAGATGGAAGTCTCCCGCGCCGTCGTGCTGTGAATGCTCTGCAGGTGGTTTGTTTCGTACGTGGCGGCGTTCAGGAGCGCCACACCCGTCCCGGCGCCCCGCTCCGCTGTGGTCGCCTCGAAGAGCTCTTGGAGCCGCTCACGGCGCTTCTGGGCCTTCGCCGTCCATACCTTGACCTTCTCCTGGGTCTCCTCGTCGACCTTGTCCTTGCCGGGGATGTACTTGTCCAGGAAGGCCATCAGCTGCTTCTGCTTGACCCGCATGCGCGCCAGTCGATTGAGAAACTGCTGGTAGGTGTCGAAGCCCTTCTGAGCGCTGACAAAGAGCTTGTGAATCTGCTCAGCCCGCTCGTGGATCGACGCCGTGTGCCGCATGTTGGCCTGAGCGAGAGCTTCCTTTGTAGCCCATCGGATGCAGTTGGAGCAGAACACGTGGACGGGCGTCGCCATGACCCGATAGCTCGAGCTGCCGTCGTGCGCGTTGACCACGACGAGAAACTTGTCGACGAGCTCCTTCCTGATTCCGTTCGGCCGGATGCGCCCCTTGAGCTTGCCGAGCAGCCAGACGACTTCTCCGGCCCCGATCATGCCACCGTTCACCCAGTAGAGCTCTCCCGCCTCGACAAACTCGTCGAAGGGCCTGAAGGCGTCGATATTCTGCAGCGGGGTGTACCGGGCTCCAGAGACGCCGAGCGGAGTGTGCACAGGACTGTCGTCGAAACTGAGTCGGACTATCCCAAACGTGTTCGGAATCATCGCAACCCCGTTGATGCCTGTGGAGGTCACGTCGAAGTCTTCGAGCTCGTCAGGCCACTGCTCGTCGGCTTGCTTGGGGTCGTTGTACGCCTGGACGATCTCGGGCATTACCCCAGGCGGATAGAAGAGCGGTACCTTGGCCACTTCGAAGTTGGCGCCGAGCTGTTCGAGAGCTTCGGCCGCCAACATTCCGCGCTCAAAGCCTGCCTTTCCGTAGACCTTGCGGTCCCACGGCAGATCCTTCGAAAAGTGGTGGCCGAGACCACGCTCCGTTGCGGTTGTACTGGGTCCTACGTTCGGCATGGTTTCCTCCTATTTTGGGTCCTCAAAAACGAGAACGCAGGAGGAAACTCGATCGAATCTTACGTCTTAGATTTTTTCCGCAGCTTCCGGAGCTTCCGGAGCGCTCGACGGGTCTTGCGGTTCACCCAGCGCTCATGCCGTTTTTTGAGCTTTTTCATGCGCTGGTTGTGTGCCTTGCCGATAGCGTTGAAATCAGGGCTGAAAAATGCGCTGAGGCTGATCAGCAATTTTTCATACTTCTTTTGCTTGAACCGACAGAAATTTTTTGGGTCGATGTTGTCGCGGTCTTCTCGGGCGCACTTCCAGTGAGCCACGAAAGACTCATGATAATTGAACCGCCTCCCTATGCAGTGTTCCTTGTGACTTTCCTTCGCACGAGCCACCACGTAGGCCGCCACCCTGGCGTTGACCTCCGGGTCAAACAAGTCGTCCTTGACGTAGTCAGTCCCCCGATGCTTGTTGATGCTCCAAACCCACCGAGGTTTGATCTGAAAGAGCCCGCGCTCTTTCGAGGAGCCAAGTGAATCAGGATCCCAATCATCATACTCGTAGGAGCGCGCGAGCGCTCCCTGCACAGAGAAGTCCACATCGGGTCCCGACTCCTCTGAGATCAGAACCGCACCGAGCTCGAGCGGATCGACGTCCTCTTCCAGTGCGGCGCGGTAGGTGTACCATCCGTACTCGTACGGCAGGTCAGCCCTGGCGTTCATCACGAGCACGAACTGCAGTCCCGGCAGAAAGTGGTGTGGCTCAGGCTCTGTCTCCGGGGCTCCGAAGACGAGAGCAATAGCCAGCAGAATGGTCTTCATGACTGTTCTCCATCTCTTACAGCGAGCAGTTCTTGAGCCATCTTGAGCTCATTCGATTCGAGGCAGGCGATTCCGATCGCCATGGCATCAAAAATGTGTTCTCTCCTTCCTGGTTCCCCGGGCTTTCGTGTGCCCGTCGGTATTGCTTTCAGGCTCTGCTGTGCTCGCCGTCCAATCTTGATTTTGGCCTCGACCGCCTGAGCGATATCCCTCTTGGTCACTTTCCTGTTGTGCCCCATGAGGGCGTGTTGCCACGTTCGGCGGTCCACCTCTATCAGACTTAGCCTGTAGAAGACAGAGAGCATATCGATCAGCCCCAGACAGCGAGACAGCTGTGCTGTCGCCATTGCGCTTCTTAGGGCTGAAAAAGCCTCGACGCAGATTGCCGAGACGGCCGGGGTGACCGAGCAGTCGTGGATATCGATCGTCGAGGCTAGGAGCCGCAACTCACTGGCGATGTGCTTTGAGCGGCGTGTGAGATCCGCAGCGGCGAAGACGCCCTTTTTCTTCTCGAGCTTGGATGTCTCGATCAGACCGACGTCGTCGACGACCGCCCGCTTCGAGAAAACACGCAGAATCGCCCACCCGACGTTGGCGAAACCCGGGTCGATACAGAGTACGTGAATGCTCGAAGACATCAGTGCACCTGCCTGATCTGTTGCACCTGCCTGATCTGTTTCGCGAGGTACTCGTCGTCTCGAAAGATCGCGCCCTCACGGCAGTCCTGCAGCCGAATCGGCGAGACCCGCAGCATCGGTCCGAGCACCACGACGTCTCCCGGCTTTACCACGCACTCTCTGACGAGCTCGCCAGTGTTCCGGTTGAGCAGGCCTGGACCGGTCGCCAAGATCTTGTAGAGCTTGCACGTCGGCATGTCTGGGTTGTCGTTCTCGACGATAAAGAGCTCGCCGATCTGTTCTTCCTTCGGCATCGGCTCAGCGAGCACCAGGTTTCCGTGTAGTTCGAGTTCTGCAATCTTCATAGTCCTCTCTCTTGTGCAAAGTAGAAGAGCTCGGAGTCGAGCTCGTTGATCTTGCGTCTGTGCCTCATGATGTATTCGAGCGCGCCGAAGTGCTCCAGCTCTTCGTGGAACTCCACCCATCGTAGCCACTGCACCGTCTCGCGCACGTTGAAGACCTTGGGCGTCTTCCTGATGCGATCGAGCATCGTTGCGACCTGAGTTGGCTCGAGCAAGTCGTCCCGCCACAGGTCTGTGAGCGAGAGCGAAAGCAGAAAGTCGTCCCAGCAGTGATCGACATTGCGCCACGTCTTTCGGTGGTCGTCCCGACAGAGAGCCCGGAGCCCCTCATGTTGCCAAGACTTCCGCGATACAGCCACTGCGTTGTGTCCGTACATTGCCGCGTAGACCTCCAGGATTTGTGAAGCGCGGCCGTGTCCGATGCCGTAGACCCCAGGCACGTTGTCTCCGGAGTCCCCCGCAAGCCCGTAACCGAGCCGTACCTCTCCGGCACTGCGGTAGGCCCCCTTGAGCGAGCTCTCCACGACGTCTGGGAGGTTCACGGGGTCGACGATGCGGTCATTGCCCATCGAGTCTCGAATGGTCCTGTGGACGCGCACGCCGCTCGAGATGGTCACCAGTTGAAAGAAGTCCCGGTCACTCGAATAGATGATCGCCTTGCGCGCTGCTCGAGCGAGCACGGCGATGATGTCGTCAGCTTCGGTGCCGGGGAGCCGTACGGACACAACGCCCATGAGGCGACAGATTCGCTGCGCCTCTCGGAGCTGCCACTTGATACCCGCCTGCTCGTCGTCTGACAGATCCGGCCGCCCGGCTTTGTATTCGGGGTAGAGCGCCAGTCTCCATGGAGCTCGAGTGCTATCCCACGTCACGATGCAGGCGTAGTCGATGTACTCCTTCACGATGTACCGCAGACGTGCCATGAAGCCGACCAGTCCGCCAACCCAACGGTCTTCGCTGTTGCGCAGATCGTTCATGGCGAAGTGACAGCTAATGACTACATTGTTTCCATCGATCAGAAGCAATCTCATTTCTCCTTTTCCTTTTCCTTGAAGAGGTCAGCGAGCTCATCGTCGACCTTCTTTTTCTTTCTGCTCTTTTTCTGCACCTTCACCCCGAGCTTCTTTTCGATGCGCCTCTCCTGTGCCCGGGCCCGCTTGAGCGTGTCCGCACCAAACTTGGCCAGGTGCTCGTACGGATCGATATCTCCGCTCTCACAAAGCCTGTGGAAGCGTCGGTGCATACACAAGGCCACCTCCAGTTCGATCCACTCGCGGTGCTTCGCGACGTGTCTATTGTAGAACGCAGCCCACTTCTCTTTCCCTTGGAACTTCCGCGCCTTTCCTGGGAAGCGCTTCGGGAGCTTGTACCAGCTTCCAGCTAGCTCTAGGATGCCAAGCTCGACGAGCCCGAAGAAGGTGTCTGCGGCGAGATCGACACCGGTCTCGTAGTGGAAACTCAGTGGGGCTTCAATCTTTGGAGCATTTCGGGCCTTCGTCGATGCGATCAGCGCCTCAAAACTCACGGGCTCTTTCCCGTCGCGCTCTTCGTGCAGCAGTTTGAATTCGAGGCACGTGGATGCGAAGAACCCGGTGGCTGAGCCCGCGCCGGCCGTTCCCGTCGGCTTCAGGTGGTCTATCACCACGAAGATACCATCGGCTGCCTTCAGGTGTTTCAGGAAGAGCCGGTACCCTCGCCGGAGGGAGCGGGCCTGGGTCATCGGCGTGTCGTTGTCGTAGCTGTGCTTCTCTTCGAGGTCAGTGGTAAGCCGAGTCATCGAGTCGATCACGAAGAACGGCCGCAGGCCTCCGCGCTGGCAAGCCTTGCACGCCCGCTCGGCTTCTTCGAAGAGCTGTTCGATGGTGGAGATCTCCGTGCCGTCTTCGATCAGCAGACCTGGTTTTTTCACGACCTGGGTTTTTTTGTTCTTGCCACCGAACCAGCCTCCGACCTTTCCTTTTTTGCCTCCGAATTTCGGCTCGTCGAAACTGACACCGAGGAGCATCGCAACGTGGTCGAGAAACCCACCCTCCACGTCGAACCAGAAACACGCATAGCCGGCCCGTTGAGCCGCTTGCAGCAGAATCATCGCCGCCGTGGTCTTGCGGCTTTGCGTGAGTCCGTAGAGCTGTACGACGGAGCTCTTGGGGAGTCCCCACCCACAAAGTAGATCAAAACAAAAAAGGCCAGTGCGCAACCACCGACTCTCGTCGATGATTGGCGCTGCCTTCTCGTAGTACGAACCAAGTGACATGCGGCCTCCTAATCTGCGCACTCCGGCTCGTGGATGCACACTGAGCAGTAGTCGTTGTCCTCATCCCACACGTCCATCTGGAAGCAGATCGGCTTGCCCCCGTCGTCCTCCTCGTCGGTGGGCTGGACTCCGCCCTTCTTCTTCTTCTTCTTTTCTTCGCGGACCTTCTCTGAAGCCTTCTTGACGCGCTCAACGATCTCATCGTCGTCCAGCTCGTCGTCTTCTTCCTCCTCATCGCCCATCATGCCGAAGTCGATTTCTTCCTCTGCTTCTTCGTCGTCGTCTTCGTCGTCCTCCAGATCGTCTTCTTCCTCGTCGACGTCTACCTCTATGTCGTCTGATTCCTCGAAGTCTTCTCCGTCGTCATCCAGCTCGTCGTCGTCGTCGAACTCGTCTTCGTCCTTGCTGATGTACTCCTCGCCTTTGGCGGCCTTCGACTTGGCCTTTCTGCGCTCTTTGCGATTGTCGTCTTCGTCCTTGTCACAAAGCTCAGACTCGAGCTGTTTAAGACGCTCGTGGACCGCATCTACTACCTCTTCTGAGGGATAGTCGCGGTAGAGCCGAAGGTTGGCGAGGGAAGAGATCAGCTCTCGAATAGCCTTCTTGTTGGGCTTGCCCTTCTTATCTGCCACGAGCGGAGAGCGCTTCGGGTGCACCTTGACGCGGGTATCTCTGTAGCTGTTGTCCGGGTTGATCGTGATCTCGATGGTGAGCTGAAGTCCCGCCGTCGGTGAGATGATCTGTCCGACACCGTACTCGGAGTCCCCAGCCACAGAAGCGAGCTCCTTGTAAAGGTCTCGGCCGAAGGCGCCCATGATCGGCTGGTCTCCGTTCTCGGCGACGTGATCGGACCAGAGCTCGGCGTGATCCTTTGCCTCTTCGATGCCATCTTTGAAGCGCTTGAGGCACTTATCTGGGTCGTTGGCGCGCTTGAGCTTGCGCTTCTCGACCTTGATCCAGGCTTTGCCCTCTTTGGTGCGAAGCCAATCACCCGCGTGCTGACGGATCATCACGTGGCTCATCGCGCGTGGTTCCGGGAAGAGCCCGACGCCCTGTAGGCCTTTGTGCTTCCACCCTTCCGTAGTGTTGTCCACGAACCACTGTCCAATTTCCCACTTCTTCTCGCACACGACACAGGCCTGACCGTAGGTCTCCTGCGGACACATGAGCTGCCAGCCGGGAAGAGTCTTGCGGAGCTCTCGGACAAGCTTAGATGCGTTGTCCCAGATGAACGGGTTGCCCATCTTTCCGCGGTGACAGTGATAGACGACGCACCAATCGAACTTGAGCTCTCCAGCTGCGTCGATGAACGCGTAGGGGGCGAGCTGGATGATCTGCTTCCCGATGAAAGCACGCCACCAGCCCACACCCTTTCGCATCGATTCACCGAGACCAGCTGCGCGCTCGTTTTCTTCGATGAGCACGTCCTGATCGACGGCGATTTCTTCGAGCTTCTGCTTTGCTAGAAGCTTCGCGAGTAGATCCGCTTTTACCATACTGCTTCTCCTTTGGGTTGTGGTGTTTTTAGGGACACAAAACGGGAACGCAGCCGCTTGAAAAAGCGACATTTGACGAAAACGTGTGGCGCGAGTACCTCTTGAGGCTGGCGGAGCGTTCCGCGAGGCGGCAGGGTCTTGGTCCCGGGACTCTGTCGCCTCACCGCCGACGCGCGGCTTCACGGGCCTCGCGCCAGGCCTTCGGGTTGACCGAGAACCGCTGAGCGCTCAGCCGCTTCACAGCGGCCGTGTTCCAGTAGCACTCGACTGCAGGAGCGTCCATACCATCCGGGAGCAGCGCGTCGACGACGGCGAGCGCCTGAAGCGCGTGAGCTCCGTCCGGATTCGACATGGTGATGGTCTGAGCAACACGCTTACCTTTCACGAGAGCCTCGACAGCTTCGAAGGCGTCCCTGTGCGCTTGAAGCTCGAAGGGACACGGATCCTTCAACGCCGACTTGCGCTGCTTCCGGGGAACGTAGACTGCCTTCGGTCGAAAGCCTAGCGTCTTGCAAATGCACTCGAGATTCACCGAGCATTCGAGACAAACGTCTGCCTCCGGCTTCCACTCTCCGTAGCCGGGACAGCGGTAATCGAGGTCTTCGTCAAACGGGCCCCTGAGCATGTGGTCGTCCTGAATCCGCTTACGCATCTCAGCGGCACAGCGTTGAGGGTCGTCTGCATAGCGCCTGATGATTGTCTGCCTGTCCATCTGTTCCTCAGTGAATTGTTGGGTCTTCGCTGTCGATCTTCCGTTGCTCTACGAGTCTCTGGTACGTCTGAGCTTTGGCGTCGAGCATTCCGTCGCGCATGGCGAGCAGTCCTGTTACAACTGTTGTCTCCATATCCTGTAGAAACAGACGCCACCGTTGTTTCTGTAGTTCTGAGCTACACATCGGACCGTAGTACGGTTCTCGACGCTGCTCTTCGGACATCTCGCGGACGTGTGCGATCAGTTTCTCAAAGTGATCGATGATGTGGGCTTCGAGGTAGAGCAAGGTCTCTCTGGCCATGTCGTCGTTCATGGTATTACTCACAGTTAGGACACTGTTTTCCGGAGAATGTGGTTTTGCATACCATACAGTAAGGACGTAGGTCCCCGAGTGTAGGCCCCATCTCAATCTCAGTGGCAAGAGGCACCTGTAACCAGCTCTCATAGCCATCGGTGCGCAGCATCTCTTCCGTGATTACCTCTGCGACGAAGTGAGCTTCGTCCTTTGGGCCGTCTGTGTAGATGGCATCGTGAATTGCAAGCACGACGCGAGTCTCACACTTCTCCGAACGCAGCCGACGGTCGACCCGTGTGGTTACGATGTTGGTGATGTCTCCCGCCGCGCTCTGTGTGACGTAGTTGGGGGCGAGCCGACGGAGCTCAGCCCTCGACGTGATAGCCGGGATGCAAAGCTCCCGCCCGAACGGAGAGAGCAGAACCATGTTGATCTTGCGCGGGCGCACCCCGTACTTGCGGTACTTGCGACGCTGTAGGTTCGAGGCGATGGTGACTCCGTCCCGCATGCAGTCTCGAATGAGCCGCTCAATCCATCGAGTGAGATCCACGAAGTTTCCGAAGTACCACTGCGAGAAGCGCTCGGCGTAGGGCACGGCATCCTTGTAGAGGTACCCCCGCTTCTGTACAAGATCCATCGCGAGCGAATGAATCGAACGCCCGTACACAGTGGAGAAATGAATCACCTTGCCGTCGGTACGCTGGGTCTTCGTTACCGCGTCTACGTCCACATCTTCGAAGGCGGCCGCCACTTCACTGTGGAGGTCGCGCCCCTCGCGAAAGATTTCAATCAGCTTTCTGTCTCCGGAAAGGCTACCAAACACCCGAGCCTCGACCTGACTCTGATCGGCTCCGACGATGCACCCCGCATCTCCGAACCTCGACTTGAGCTGGCGCTTGAACGTCGGATCGTCTCGAGGGAGTGTGTGTAGGAACGTTGACCAGCGCCCTGTGACGGTACCGTGGACCTTGATCTCATCCCGGATGAGCCCGTCTGGACACACGAGCTTCTCGAGCCCGTTGATGTACGTGCTCAGCATCTTGTTGGCGTTGCGGTGCTCGATGAGATCGTGCGCCACACTGCGGGCGGACATCGGCGCGAGCTTCGGGAGAATTCGCCCCGGCGCCAGTCCCTTGTCACGTAGACGTTGGTACACACGCATGAGCTGGCGCCCGCCGAGCTCGTATTTGTACTGCGGCTCTCCTTCCTCGTTGACTCCTTCCTGGATTCGATCGGCCCACTTGTGGGTTGCACACACCTCGTCCCAGTCCGCTCCGATGATTGAAGCCAACACGTGCTTGTCGGTTGCATAACCGTGGTATCTGCGCGCGGAGATCTTGGTGCTCACACCCAGGCTCGGACACTTCACCATGACCCGCTCGCCTTCTTCGTTCTTCTCAACCACTCTGCCGAAGAATAGCATGCTCATTTGCTTGGTAGATGTGAACTTGAAGAACTGGCTCATCTCGGCCGTGTCTGCAGTGTGCTTTCCGTCGACCGGATACCCATACTCTTCGATGAGAAGCTGAAGCACATTTGGATTGTAGTAGAGCTGTTGCTCCACGCGGTCGATCCGCTCCTGCTGAAGCAGCCGCGCTTCTTCGATGGCGGGAGGATTCGGTGCTAGCCCGGAGAGCTGCATGTGATGCGCCGTGAGTCCGTAGTGGCTCAGGTGTTCCTTCCAGAACACGCGCAGCAGCGGTTTCGTCTGCAGTATCTTCCGGAAGATCCGTAGGAACAGAAACTCCAGTGCTGAGTCGATGCAGTTGTAGCGAGCCAAGATCCACCAGTCCGCATATTCGTACTTGCGGTCTTTCATATCCGCCACCAGTGCTCTCAAATCGGCGACGTATTCACTTCTCTTCTCCGACCGAGCAACTGCGAGCTCCGCTTCGACAATCGCGCGTTTTTCCTTCAGGTGCGCTGCGAGGTAGTACTTGTGGGAGTCAAAGCCGACACTGGTCAAGAGCTCTTCAAGACCGTGGTAGGAGTTGGGCTCCAAGGCTGCGTGGAGAATGAGGGTGCACTTCGGCTCACACTTCCAGACCCACTCCTGCCCGGTGAGCTTCTGGAACATGATCGCGAAGTACAACATGTCGTAGTCGGCGTGGTGAAACCAGAATCCGAGCGGCGCTCTCTCACATAGCCGCATGAGCTTGAAAAGTAGTTTGTACTGCCTCTCGCGGTCCACGCCGCTGCGTAGATCCCGCTGCCACACGGGGAAGACGTAGGCCTCCTTCGCGTTCACTGCGAAGGAGAAAGAGAGGATGTCAGCGTCCTCACGCCACGCATCCATCCCAGTCGTCTCGAAGTCACCTACGATTGACTTTGCGCTGCGGATGATTTTGAGCGCCTGCTTCCACGTGACGTAGTTAGTCTCTTTCCAGGTCTGAGGAAGCGTGTGCTTCGTAGACGCCACGAAGCGCTCTGATACCACTTTGTAGTCCGCGATTTCGTCGTCAGTCCACGGCGGAAGCACGAAGATGGCCTTGGGGAGCGCTGGTGGCTCGTACGTGTAGTCGTAGCGGCTCCACATCGTACGCAGGACGAGCATTAGATAGTCGTAGTCGACCCGAGAGCCGGTCCTGAGAATCCCCGCTGGCTGCATGATTGGGTAAAGCAACGAACCCCAGCGCGTCTTGTAGAACTTGCCCATGGAACTGCGTACGGAGCGCCCCTGGATGAAGAAGTTGAGCGCCACGTCTCCCAGCGTGATGATGATCTTCGGCTTGTACCGCTTGATGGTGCGCAGGAGCTGTTTCGCGCACTGCTTGAGCGCATCCGGATGCGCTGGGGCGAGACTTGCCCGACCGTCTGCATCGACAGTGAAGTTACGACACTTGCACACGTTGTCGAGCACGGCCTGATTGAGAATCCCATGCTTCGCGAAGCACTCTCGAATGAATTTCCCTGCTGCCCCCGCGAACGGTCGCGTGCGGTCTCCCAGGCCGGGAGCCTCGCCGACGATCAACACCTCGGGCGTACCCTTCGCGGCGTTCTCTGGCGCTACCCGCACGTTTTTCTCGTACATCGGACAGCCCTCACAAGCCGATAGCTTCGACTTGATGACCTGTTCGTACGTGAAGTCTCGTGGGTGCGACCACTCTTTCTCAGTCTCTTGTTTTTTCTTCTTCGCCATATTCAACCCTCCGTACCACGGGAACGCAGGGTCACGATCGACCGTGGACGTACTCCGTCACTCCATCCGAATACCTGGCCGTGATCGCGTGTCGCGTCCCGAAGCTCTCGAGGAAGTCCTCCAGGATGTCCTCGCGGTGCGTGATGAAGAGGACACAGTCAATCGCTTCGGATTTGGCGCGAATGAGATCCACCACTGCTCGAGCTCGCACACCGTCGATGTGACTGATCGCCTCGTCGAAGACGAGAAGGCTGATTCCGCCAACGCTCAGTCGTTGCACGTCGTGCAGCGCGAACTGGGTGGCGAGATTCACACACGACTGCTGCCCGTCAGAGAGCCCGACGTAGGTCATGTCCACGCCGCCGCGCTGGATGTGGAAATTCACACCTCGCGGCATCGCCTCGAACTGCGCTCGAATCTTTCCGCCTACGAGCAAGTCGAGGTACAGCTCCAGGCGCTCATTGGCGTACTCGAGCATACGAATCAGTAGGTACGATGGGAGCCCGTTGCGAGCGAAGCCCTTTGCCCAGAACTTGCACAGCTTCTCCCGATGCCGAGCGTCCGCAAGCTCCTGTTCGTGCTCCCACGTAGCGCGTTTGAGGCTCATGCGAGTTTTGTGCAGAGCTCGAAGCTGAGCTTTCCGTTCCTCCCGGTCTTTTTCCACAGATCGTAGCTGTTTGCGTAGCTGCTTCTTTTCGCGCTTCAGATCCTTAAGTCTCTGGATGCTGTGCGCGTGATCTGTACGAGCCTTAGTGGCCGCCGCTAGGCGCTGCTCTACTCCCTTGAGGAGCCGTTGGAACTTCGTCGCCTTCGCACAGGCCGCTGCGTGCGCCGCGTCCAAGCGCGCCTCGGCAGCGTTGAGCTCCGCACGGGACTCTCGAATGATTCGATCCGCCCGTGAGGCTGTGAGGCGCGTTCGGCACGTTGGGCACTGAGAAATGTCTCCGCTCAGGAACTGCTCAGTGTGCTTGTTCATCTTCGAGGCATGATGGTACTCCGCCTCTGCTGCCTTGTCTTCTCCGCGAATCCTGACCAGCCGATCCAGGAAGCCAGTTCGCTTCGTCTTGAGCGCCGCCACGAGGTTATCTCCTGGTAATTCCGGCATCGCTTCGAGGATTGTTTCAGCTGCCTCAGTGTTCTCCTGCAGTAGCTTCCCAAGCGTCTCTTCCTGGTCCTGCACCTTGAGGCTTTCGTCAAGCTGACTGATTTGACTGACAAGCTCTTCGAGTCGTCCTTGCCGCTTCCCGTCCCACTGCAGTTGCTCCTTGACCAGTCGCTCTTTCACTGCTCGAGCTTGGCCGCGCTCTGTTCGAGCTGCTTTTAAGGCTCCCTCGAGCCCCACACCCAGGAAGCGAAGAAAACCCTCGGCTCGACCCCCGGCCGTCTCCTCAGACGCGAACGCGGAGCGCCGAGAGAAGAGCACGGTGGACCGGAACTGGTCTCGGTCGATGCCGATGAGCCGCACGATCTCTTCGTTGGTTGCATCGACTGTAGGAAACGAAACGTCTTTCTCTCCAAGATGAACACTGACTCCAGTGCCCCGCTTCGGGTTCTTGCGGTACCGACGTACAGTCATCTCTGTCGCGCCGTTGTGGAAATTCGCACGCACGTAGCACCAGTCTTCGTCGTGTCGAATCACCTCGTCGACGGACTCCAGTCCTCGTAGGCGCCTTCCGTAAAGGCACCAGTACAGAGCTTCGATGAGCGTAGATTTGCCAGCTCCATTCGAGCCGCCCTCGTCGAGGTTCTCGCCACTGATCACACTCACTCGGTTGCCGAACGTGAGGCTCTCGTCTTTGACACTGAGGAAGTCGATGATCCGGAGCTTCTTCAGCGACCAGGGTTGACGTGCGGTGGAAGCTTCGGCCGCCGTGCCGTAGAACTGGACACCAAGCTCGGTGAGTTCTTCGCAGTGCTCAGAAGTCTGACTCCTGACGTACTCCCCGATCGCCGAGGCCATGTCGCCAACCTGGATGTCGACGTCCTGCGGGCTCTCCACAGCGTCTCTGACGGGCACTATCTTCCCGGCCCACGCTCTGGTCTTCGCGAGCTGTTTGGAGAGCTTCTCGGGGTCTTCCGTCTCGATGGAGAGGCACACTTCAGGGCGCTTTGCCCACTTCTTCAGCTCAGCTGTCGACGGATTGGTCGTCTTGATGAACCGCCCTGCTTGGGGGTTTTCGAGCACCCTATGGTGAAGCTGCCAACGAGGCCAGTACCGGGTGAATTCGTCTTCGTCCCAGATGTCTTTCATGGGGCCAACGTTGAGATTGAAGACGTGCGCTCCGAACGGGTGATCGCCTGCGTCGACAAAATGCCGAGGGAGCAGCGCTCCGGGGTAGAGCACGTTGTTCTGACAGCACGTCGTCGGGATATGGTAGTGCCCGCTCACCACGTAGTCAGCGTTGAAGTGATCAAACTCGAACTTGCCGAACTGGCCGTCGAGAAGCTCTTTCATCCCCACGTGCGCAAAACAGATATGAACCGGCTCGTCCCACGGCATCTTCTCTGGGGGCTCCTTCATGTATGGCACGAGCCCGATCCGCAGTGCAGTGTTCTTGTATGGTATGTAGAGCTTCGTCTCTGTGATTCGGTCTGTGAACACAATCGGGTCGATCGCGTTGTACCCGACCTGGGCCATGTCGTGGTTGCCGCACAGGACGATGTGTCTTGGCTCTCCAAGATCGTTGAGCTGTTCTCTGAATTTCGTGATTAGTGAGTACGCCTTGAAGTCGACTGTTCGCGCGTTGTCGACGAGGTCTCCGCCAGTAATCACGATATCTGGCGTCTCTCGCGCAATCGCGGCGATCAGCCATTCTAGGCTTTTGGCGAGTCTCCACCACTCTTCTTCGGGACTGTACTTGAACTTCGACCGGACGTGCCAATCAGAGCTCCATAAGATCTTCCAACGCTCTCCCATCTCACCCTCCAAACATGCTCCAGATTTCTTTTGCTTCCTCGTCGTTGATCCACTGTCGAGCGGCCTTTGCGGCTTCTCGCAGTGATGAATACGTGCCGATGATGTATTTGCCGGGTCTGTCTCGTAGTCGTGTTCGACCTGCCCAATTGCGCACGCGCTTGTCTTCATCCATGTACGCTCGCTCGTCGTACACAGTCCAACCAGCCGGGAGGTTCCCAAGCCGGCAGCCATCCCACATTTTGATTGCCGGGTTTGTGATGCAGACCTTTCGACCGTCGAAAATTTCGGTTTTGTAGTAGCCGGCGACTACTTTGTTGAACTGAGCCATTTGTACCTCCCTCATTTTGGGCTCCTTGCGCGAGAACGCATACCGATTCAGAATCGAGCGCTAGCGCCTTACGGGCGCGTGCGTGCACGCCCGAGGAGCTACGCCAGTAGCTCCGCTCCGCGCGCGAGCGCATACGCGCGGGTAGGTCTTCTACGGGACACTGGAATTCTATTGGACACTTGATTCGTGGTACTCGTCGACGCTGCGTTCTCGGTTTTGTGGATTCCCAAAGGGAGCCGGAGCACGAGGCAGAGGACAGGGAGGGAAAGAGAAATGACCGAATATGATGCAATCGAGCGAGGCACAGAGCATTGGGGCGCTCCCGATGAGGCTACAGAGAAGTAAGCATGAAAGCCAAAGTACAGCTCGTTTTTCGTCCCGCGAGGTTGCAGCTTTTGTGGGATTCGTCGGTGGAAGGGCAAGTGCGCTCTCTCATCGCTGAGTTCGAGAGGCCGACGAAGTACTACGACCGTAGACTCCACCGAATGGTGAGTGGCGGCAAGATCAAGCTGATTCACAAAGACGG